TCACTATGCCTCTCAACGTAGCGATGAACTCTTCGCCCGGCTGGACGCTTGGAAGAATCTGGTTGTACTCTCCATCAACGCATGAGCCGATGGATGAATAATCCCAAGAGGCACCGTACTCGTCATCGGTTCCAGCGGTTCCAATAAGTTCAGCCGGCGGCGCGTTAGTATCTTTAGGAGGAAATTTTTTCTGGCAGATTTTGACCATTGTGTAGATGCAGTAGCCTCCGACGCAAACGACGACGACCGCGACGCCGACGACTGCCCCGCTTTCAGGTTGGGATGGCGGTTCCTCAGTGCTTGCCATAGACGGAAAGAGGAGACAAGCCGTCAGCGTCAAACCGATTATCTTTGAATTGTCGAAGCTGAAGACGATAGCCCAGACACAAAGGATGATTCCGTAGATGAAGACTAGCTTCCAAAACAGATCCTCTCTGAATGCCGCTGAGGTTGCGAGAATGGTGAAGATCACCGTGAAGAAAACCGCTTTGAGCGGATGATTGTGCAGCCACCGTTGTAGCTGTTCTACGATAGGTTTCATTTAATCATTTGGTGTTGAGGTTTTTTTCTGCCTTCATGTGGGGTGATAGTCGTTATCCAGACACCAATACTTCAGTAGGCCAAGGAAAATATCGTGGTAGTAACCAGGCGACTTTGGCCACTCGTAGGCTTCTACGACCGCGGGAAGATTGCTGCTGACAGCAACGCTTATGAGCACGTCTGGTACGATCGGCGGTTTGCACGCGCCAGCATACGCGCCAAGCTGAATGCCAAAATTGCTGTAGTAAGTGAACCTGCCTTTTTTCTTCGTCGTGTCTTGAGTCTTCGGATCAAGGCAAGCGATCCGGCCGTCCACCATCTCGGCGACGTGATCGACGCGGCCGGCGTAACCTTGGCCGATGACGGCTTGCTCGACCATCAGAGACCGGCGGACGTTCTTTTCGTACCACCCGACATAAGCGTCAAACTGTGGTGCGAGTGGGTGGCCAAGATGTGCCACTAAAGTACGTCCGTTCAATTGTTGTTCGTGAAAGGACTGTACCAACGAATGGAAATCGCCGCCCTTGTCGCGAGCCGCTTGTCCGTGTTCATCAGCCCATTTGCAACAACTGTCGAAATAATCATCGTCGCTCTGTCCGGGCAGCCGCGGAGTTGTGACGGTTGCCTCCCACATCATTTTGCGGAAGTAGTATTTCAACCCTGGCGATCCGAGAATGTTGAGCACCGTAGTCGGGCTTGGTAAACCACCCATCTTGCGGCACAACCGTAAATCACCGTCGATGAGTTCCCCGTCTTTGGTGTAGTAGTGTGAGCCCATAGGTCAGAACGGAATGTCGTCGTCCTCTGGTTGCGTCGATGCCTGACTGTCCGGTGGTGGCAGTCCGCCTTCTTGGCTGGCTTCCTCCAAATGCTTCCTCGCCAACTCGCAGGCTTCACCAAACTTCACCGACTCAGCGGACGGTGGTCGTCCACGGAACGGTTCGGCTTTGAAGTTCATCACGATCCCGAACCAGTATTTCGAGTCCAACCGTGAAATCTGGCCGAGCGTCATCCCCTTGTAAGGCTTGGTGGTGTCCTTCGGTGCGAACGGCAGTTTGGCGAACATCCAGTCGTGTTCTTCGTAGGCCACCGTTGACCCGTCCTGCCATTGCATCCCGCACTTCTGGCACCACTTCACCCCCACAAGGTCATCGTGCGTCTTGACCGCAGTAGAGTTGCAGGCAGGGCAACCGCCAGCTTTTGGCGTCGTTGGCTCGGCAGGCTTTTGATGACGTAGCATCGGGACAAAGCCTCTCAGAATCTCTTCGTAATGCTCTTTCGGGCAGTTGGCGACCATCGCCTCAATAGCCGTGCAATGGGCATCGAACAAAGCCGATACTCCGCTCCTGATGTTCTTGGGGTCATATCCCTCGAACATCTTGTCGGGTGTGGCAGCATTCAGACTCTCGTTGGGCAGTATCCATGACTTGTCCACGGCGTACTTCCACCAAGCCCATTCGGTTTTGGGGTCAACCAGAGCCAGAAGCCGATTCTTGCAATTTGCAAGGAACGCCGCGGTGTCGAATTTGGCATCAGTCCCATTAGCGGGGCGTGCCGTAGCGCCTTTGGGGGTAGGCGGGGCTTTCTTGGCCTGTGCGGATGATTGTGGTGGTGGTGTCCGCGGCGCGTCCTGCGGCGTTTTAGGAGGTTGGTCTTCCAAATCTTGCGTAAACACCTCTGAAAGCCCTCCCATCCTTAGAGTTGCGTCGATATGAGCCGATTTGCAGGCCATTTTCAGCGCCTTGTTCAAATCCCCGTAGTCTTGGGCAAGATTGCGAGAGCCAACCCCAAAGGCAACCATGGCTCCGCCCGGCCCTACCAGTTCACAGCGAATAATGAGGCTTTCGAGTTTCTTCCCCTCCAAAGCTGCCGCTTCGTAATCGGCCAACGTGGGGAACGTCACTGTGACATTCAGCATTCCACAAATCTTCTCGGCTCCAGGTTTCCACAAGCTCGGCTTGCTCGGTCCTCGTTTGGTGGGAATGGAACCGTAATCAGTGCCCTCAACGAGCGCAGAGCGTATCCACTGCATGAGAAGGGCTCGATTTGCTTTTCTGCGGTCAAGGCCAGCAGCAAAGGCGGCAGGCTCCATATCCATCGGATTGACCGTTGCTACAGCAGTTGGAGTCTCGTCAATGACTTGAAGTTCAGTGCTCATAGATGCCTCCATATTTTGAGTCGAGTGATGCTCGAAATTGTGACTTGAGACACTCCGAATTCGGCCGCTAGTTCCTTTTGCAAAACCCCTCCAGCAGCATATCGGCGCCGTATCTCAATAACCTTTTTGTCCGACAACACCGAGTTGTGATTCAACTCTCCCGGCCTTGGCGGGATCGGTTTCAGCCTTCCTTTGTTCCAAGCATCCATCGAATTGTCCTTTGCTGTGCCAAGGAAAAGATGCTTTGGATTCACACATGGCGGGTTGTCGCATTTGTGTAGAACCCGCATCCCCTTCGGAATTGGACCGCAGTAAATCCAGTAAACCAACCGGTGTGCCATCATCTGAACTCCACATATGGACACCTCGCCGTAGCCGTACTTTGTTTTGCCCTTCGGCCAAATCAGACAATCACCCATCGCGTTATCAGCGGCTCGCATTAGGGCTTGCGGTTGTGAGACTACAACAGCATCGGTTGTTTCACTCATAAATCGGGCTATGTTTGGTGATGACAATTCAAAAAGGTCTATTCATCGGCGCGGCTGTGTTCTTCATCCTAGCGGCGTGCGGTATCACTGGCCTGCCTTGGTTGCCTCTGGGCTTGGCGGTGTTTGCGCTCGCTCACCTGTAAGGCGTGGAACTGGTAGATCGAGCACAAACTTGATGTAACCGGACGAGTTGACGCCGCGGCGGAAATCCTCGAATTCCTCAACTCGGAAACACAAGTTGCCACAATTCGCGCCGTTCATAAACACGCGGCAATGGACGTGGACGCCTTGGTTTAGGTGATAAATGGTCACGGCGTCACCTCGTGATGGACGCAACCGAACTTCGGACCCGTGTACAAACATCGAAACCAGAATAGCCATTACAAGAAGCGTTCACCTTTTGGTTCTCGCACACCCTGCACACCACATTTAGAGCCCGAAGTTTATCAGCGTACTCGGGTTGCAAATTGCTTGGCAATTCCAGTTCATCCTTCCCCCACCATTTGCACGTATCGCAGGTGTTCATAGCGCGATTAGGTAACTGCTATTAGCCAGCAATCCAGCCATCGCACGCCCCGCCAGATAGGCACGCAAAGTTATCCTTCCCTCGATCACTTGGCCACCTCCACCGGCCTAGCCGGCTTGGGATGTTTAGGCGTCCCGAATGGTTCGCCGCTGAAGACGTGCTTTGCATAGTCGCGAACCAACTCCGGGCCGCCCTCTACCGTCATCATTTCGCGTTGTATCCGCTCCCAGTTCTCCTGGCCGCTATGGTAATACCTCGGGTCATCACTCATCGCGTAGAACCAGTCGTGACACGCAAGCGCCCGGTAGAGTTCGGCGATGGTCATAACGCCTCCTTGTCTGAGCAGACTAATCGGCGACGGATGATCTTGGTTGCTGGCAATTCCTCCTCAAACTCAACAACGCGACATGAATTAGGCGGGCCGGCTGCCCATAGTCGGACTTTCACACTGTCAATCGTAGTCTCATAATCAATCGCAGTCGGCTGTGTTGCGTTGATGTTTTTGGTCCACTTGCCCGCATGTAGAATTCCCATCACTGAAACCGCCTGCTCCCTGGTAAGACTGTCGATGTCGATCTGTACGCCGTACACATTGCATTTGTCGGCGATGTCGTCAGGCAACTTGTCGATAAGGCTGCCCATTTTCTCCAGCAGTTCGATCTCGCGGGCGTGCCTTTCTTTGGCTTCGGCGATCTTTTTGGCGACGCCTTTCAATGGTGATTGCTCAATCGACGTTGGCGCTTCTGTGGTGAGTTGGATGATTTCGTTCATAGCTGTCGTTTTTCTAAAGTAAGCATGGCCGTTAGAAGGAAAGACAACGCGGCGACGAAACCGGCTATTAGACCCCCGGGGCATTGCTGACACCCGGCGACCATGCTCAAGAGTTGTTGTATTTTATTAAGAGTTGAGTTGCAAGGAAATTAAATTCACGGTGGCGGTTAATCCCACCAAATGCGGGTTTGATTGGTTGTCGGCTCGTAGTCGAATTCATCGCAGTTGAGCGCGGTGGCAATCTTGCCGTCCAATTTTCCAGCCACATAGATGCAAACGCTACCCTCGCGGGCGATTTGAATCATTGAATCGGCTGGTAGGTGTCTGAGGTTGGCCGTTGTGAATTCGTTGTAACCGTTCGGGATTGCCAAACCCATAATGCGGCTGGCTTCCGTTCGCGATACCGGCTCGCTAGCTTTGAAGTCGAGGTTACGAGTCTTAACCGCTTCCTCAAAGTTGCTATTGGTGCAATCCGAGTAGGCTCGTCTTACTTCCTGTTCAACTGTCGTTTTCATGTGTCTTTTTCTATGGTGGGTTAGGTGGTGTTGAATCAGTGCAGAAGTTCAGAAGCGTAACCGGCAAAGAACTTGCCCCGAACGCAAGCGAGCATGTCGGCGAAGCCGTGAAACTCGAATTGCGACCGATGCTTGCGGATGTACTCGATTCGCTCCTTTGGCCGGTAGCAATCGCGCCAAGTCTCATCGGCTTCGGTTTGCTCGTATTCGCTCCAAAGCTCTTCCGACACTACCGGGTAATCCTCAAGACTTGTCTTGATGTCGTCAGCAATCTGCAATTGTTCCGTTGCCGATTCATGGATCGCGATCCATTCAACCCAGCCAACGGCCCAATGGTTTTCCCTGACGATGCGAACCAATGACAGGGCCGATCCTGGATCGTTCGGGTCTTCCTTGTCCTCGCTGACTTTCTCGCCGCCGATAGCTTTCAACCCGGCATCAAAGTTAGCCCGCTCCAAGGCGTCAGAATCACGACTGCGGCCAAGGAACACGTAGTAGTCGGGCCAGCTTGCGCCAGCGTAGTGGCTTGGCAATGTCCATTTCTGAATAGTTTTCATCGCGCACCCCCTTCAATCTCACTCCAACCGATAGGTGAAACGCTCACACTCCCCACCTTGAACACGGCCGCTAGTTCAAGCTTCCGAATGAGTATTTCACCCCACCTTTGTGCCTCTTCAAACTTCCCGCACTCCGCATAAGCCAATGCCTTGGCCAATGCACGATTGATTTCACTCCGATTCGTCATAGTCTTTTGTCTTTCTCTAACTCATTATCAATAGCTTCATTACTACTGAACTATCCCCACAATAATTCATTTAGTAAAATATGCAAGCGTATTTTATTAAATTCCTCTCGCCTCTTTTCACTCCAGGTTTATCGTGTACCGCTATGCCTGCCGCAATTGTACCGTCTCAACAACCCACAACCGATTCGCCCGCTTCTATCCCTCAACGGCGTGGCGCCAATCGCGACCGCACTCAACTGCTTAAAATGCAGCAGACTCTCTTTGAGTTGACTCAAGACAATGCGATTCAGCCCCACATACGCGCCGCTTGTGCTCGCGCCTGGAGCGACCTACAAGAGCGCAAAAGGGTGTTAGACGGTAAACCACTGCCCGGAATACTCCGGCCCGACCTGGAGCAACCTGGAGCAAATAAACGTCGTAGGCAAAAGATGCCCAGTGTGCTCCCATTGCCTGAAGTTCCTGCCACTGCCGAAAAATCATCAAAGGAATCTACTTCGCAGGGCTGACCGTCCCCACGGGGTGCCAGTGGGAAGGGGTGGGAAAGAGGCGGGGTGTGAATTAGGGGACCCCCTCTTCTTACTGAGGATCACATATTACAACAACCATCGTTGTAAGTAGGATCATGTAGTGAAGTTGTGAAGATTATTTGTGATCATACTACCCCCAAATAGGTGAGTAGTTGGCCGTAGAGCGTACGGAACCGAACTAGCCCTTGGCCCGACCGCTTTTCACCTCACCCACCGGTTAGATGGGTGCTGGGAGGGGGATTCAAGGGGCTTGTATTCCAGTCAATCGACTACTGGCGAGTAAGGCCAGCCTGCGGTGATTTGTGACTGGGGGTCTTCGAGTAGGGTCCAGAAACGACAGGAACCGTTCTATCCAGTGGCCAGACTGGCTGCTGCCGGGTGAGCCGGCTCGTCGGGCGGTGTTCCGTCCGGGAGGTTGCTCCAGGTTTCCGAGGAGAGTCACAATGCTACGTGCATCGGTTGATGTGGAAATTTGGGGAAGTAGGAGTGACCCTTTAAGCCGCATGGCCCTTCCCAAGCCTGTTGCCGCAAGTATCCGAATCGGGACAACACCCGTTTCGGGCAGGGGTGCGGTTTGCCGGCTGTTGTTCGCCAGAACAGGGAAAGAGATCATTTTGATGGGAAGTGAAGTGCTCGAACACGATAAAGGAAGGCCACGGTTTTTATGAGGCTTTTTGGTCTTTTATCTGGAGCAATACGCTTAAGTCTTTCTTCTCTCCAGGCCAGCGCACGATCCAAGGTTTTTCGGTCTGGCGGATCACTTCCAGGACAATCAGAAAAGGCCGCCTGCGACGCACCAGAGGTGTTACTCGACTGATGAGGACAGGCTCGGGCCAATCGAGTGGTTCCTGTCGGGCAAATTTGGTTTTGTGCTATCGCGTTCATCGAGTAACAACTCCCTTTTACTCCTACCACCCCCGTATCTGGCAAGAACTATTTTGCAGGGGGAAATCCCCCTCTTGTTTCGATTGCAGCCAAAGGTTAGGGTTGGCCCATGCCAGACAACGCATCGACCGAGTTGGCCCTCATCAAACTGTTGAGTGATCAACTGGCCGATGTCCGGGCGTTATCCTCCAGGATCGAACACATGGCGGAGCGCCTTGGGAGACTGGAACATCAATCACAACATCGACACCAAGAAATTATGACCGCACTTGAAACACTGACCGCCTCTGTGGCTGCCGGCACCGCCGCCCAGACTGACCTGACCACCGCCGTTAACGCCGCCATTGTCCGACTGGGCAATCCTGGCGCCACCGACGCGCAACTCCTGACCTTGGCCAGCGCCATCGACGGGTTGAGCGCCAGCGATGTGTCCCTCACCGCCGCCCTCAATGCCGCGTTGAATCCGCCACCTCCGACCCCGTAACCAACCTCGCAGCAGTTCTAACCGTCGGGCAGCCCCCCACTGGAGAAGGCTGCCCGTTTTGTTAGATCCCCTCAATCAAGTTCCCATGTTCGTCCACGAATGCAGTGCGTGGAGGAGGCACGTTGCATAAGGCTTGAACCCACGCCTTTCCAAGCGGCGTTGTTCGCCAACAATTAGCCTCTTCATCGGGTTCAATTGCCCCAAGTCGTAGGAACTCTCCAATGGCATCCCTGACTGCTCCTGCGTCTAAGCGAGGATGCGGTTGTGGTCTTGTGTGACAGTGAAGCAGCACTTCGATATTGTTGGGTGAGTAAATACGATCCATAAAAGTTACTCCCAACGCTCAAGCTTAACTGAGTCCAGCGGCACAGCATCCTCTTCCGACAGGCTCACAGCAGGCTGGACTACTGGAGCAGGAGTCTGATGTTCGCTGTACCATTGCTCCCGGGCTTCCAGCATCGTCTCAGCCCGCCAGTAGCGCATCCGGCTTATGGAAAACGGTCCTTGTGGGAACTTTAGACTGTAGGCGTCCCGTAACGTTTCAAACTCCGCTTCGGTCATCGGCGCAATGGCGAACACATCAAGCAGGGACATGCCTCGTAGTGCATCGTCCCTTTCGGACATTGGGAACGCCTGACCCCCATCTGGTGTGCTCACTTGGGCCTCCCATCATCGATAGTGATTAAAATGGCGAATAGCCCAATCCAAGACGCAACAGCGAGTTGGATATTGAACACCCCGAAATATATATTCAGGGCAAATAACGTGGCATAGATAGCCGCTCCAATCATAAATCTCACTTCGCCACCTTCTTCCTGCCGCGTTTGGCTGGTGTAATGAGTCGTACCGCAATCCGTATCGTACATCTTGCCGTCCGGTCCAGGTAATTTCAGTTGTCCGATTTTATCGGATACCTGCGTAAATCCTTCGGTGGAAGCCAGGAGGCACGCAATCACCCGGACCTTTTCTTCATTCGTCAGCTTGTTCATGTGCGCAATCATGCTTGATCGCTCAAGCATTGTCAACAAAATAAGAAGGCCCCGGTGCGTTCACCGGGGCCTATATTTACCGAGTCGGCGACTGCTAAACACCTACACCGCGATTGGTTCTCGCGACGTGGTTTTCGCCTTTGCAGTTGTGAGGCCTTCGTCCTTGATGACCTCCATCTTTACCTCGAATTCGTTACCCGTGCTTGGTAGCATGTTGTTACATACCGACAGAATCTCCAAGATGTTGAAGAATGCTTCACCAAAGAAACCCCTAATCTCCTGTTTGATTTGATGGTCGTCGTTCTGGTTTGCTATTGCAGCGAGGGCTTCAAGTCGATGCTTGATCCCGTATGCATGAAGCTTCACCGCTTCCACATGGGAAAACGGCTTTCCAAACATCACATTTACTCTCTGCCCGGTAGCACGCGCGTACTCGCGAATCTCACGCAATGTGATCTCGTCATCGTGTCCGCTTTCGAGCTTGGAGATTGCTCCCTGTGTCAGCCCGAAATGTTTCGCCATATCCTCTTGGGTCATGCCGGCCCTCTGACGGAGTTTAGCTAGTTGGAGTGCAATGCGTGTGTCAGACTCCATTGCCGCAACCTTGCTCCGCACTTCCTCAGAGACGCCCCCCTCCCTCATTAGTGCATCCACCGAGGCATACTTCCGCCCGGTGAGCTTTGCAGGCACTTTCTCATTCGTCTCAGTGGTCATTTGTTTTTCCATTTTTCCGCAACCGTTTGCTTGTTTGTACATCACGAGCCGAAGCCCGTATCCAAAGCTTGCACGAACTGCTTACAGTATTCAATATCGGAATGTTGATATTCTTTGTTTCCGATTGTAATCAGGTACAGTATATGCCCCCTATCTACTGCATACGTGTATAGCCTGGTCTCCTCAAGGTTTCCACCGCCACCTTTCTGGTCAATCGCTACAACATCTGACGGCTCCTTATGTAAATAACCAGCCTCAGCACACTTGGAGTTCTTACAGCAGTTCAGCAAGGTCACGTAGCGTTTCAGATTCCTAAGCACTGCGGCCAATTCATTTGGCCGCTTCTTATCGTACCATTTCTGGTCTTTTTCCCATTGGGCCGTAGTTTCGATAGTCCACATGGGCCGATAGACTATTCCTACTGGGAATATCGTCAAGCCACAATAAGAGCATTAGGACTTTTCTTTATTCCACCTGGCTTTCGCTGCTTTCTTGGCGATTTGTCGCAGGCGAGCATCCGAAAGCGCCTTTGCCCTGGCCCTTCCACCCTTGAGGCCTCCAAGCCTTCCCAGTGCAACCGCAGCGGGATTCTTTGCCGGTCCAGACATCTGGACCGCCTGCAGAACCGAGTCTTGACCGGTTGCTGCCGCAACGATATTAGAGGCAATCTGATTGATGTCCCGGCCCCTGCTTGAGCGCTTTTGCATGGCTCAAGCTGGCCTAATTGGAGTCGTTACGCTAGCTGAAAAAGAATCAAACTGTACCATTACCGAACTCTTCGAGGATGGCTTCGGCCATTTCACGGACTTCAGGTGGTGCTTTTTGGTAACTCGCCATAGGCTTTGGTCTTTCGTTTGGGTTGGTATTGGGACGGTACGCTTACTGCCATTTCAGCGTTCCATCCTAATTTCTTGATGCGCTTGTACGCAACGTGGTAGGGGACGATATTGAATTGCGCACACAGATCGACGAATAAGACAATGTTCCCTCTGAACTCGACTTTCAGAGAGGTTCGCTTGTTCCTCGTTTGTTCAAATGAAGTAGCCCACCGGCAGTTGTTGGGTTCGTAATTGCTGTTGTTGTCGATGCGCTCAATTGACAAGGAGTCGGGGCTTTCTCCCATATCTTTCAGAAAATTCTCAAACACATTCCACCGCTCGCATACCCTAATTCCTCGACCTCCGTACCGTTCGTATTGTGGATCGTTTTGGTTGGTGCATCGTTGCCGCATGTTGACCCAGCAATTATGAGTCTTTGATCTGATTCGATTAACCGTATGCCCATGTCTAAGGCATCGTTTGGCGACATCTGGACGCTTCCGAGTTTTCATATTCCAAGTCTTTGCACTGCATCCAGCCATTCCTTGGCCCGCTCGTCCGTCCATCGCTCGTCAGGCTCACACCCGAACGGGCAACGCAGTTTTTCGGTAAGTCCCCACAGCCGACAGATCGCCGGGCGTCTCGAGTACGCCGAGCACGCACCGTCCTTGAGCAAAGGACAGATTAGCGTCTTGCTGGGAACGCGGGTGTAGAAGCCCATGCCGAGCTTCAGCGGTTCCTTGTCGAAACGCATCTCCGGTAGTCTGCGGGCTTCCAGTCGCGTCATCATGATCGGCCCGCAACAATCTTGGCACTTCCGTTGGCAAACGATGTTCGGCAGCATCGCATAGAGTGCTTCGAGGGCGGCGATCTTGGCGGTGTTGTTCACGGATTGCCCTCCAACCATTTCTTGCAGGCGGAAGTGTCATCACCGGCCAATCGACTGTAATTGTTGATGAGATTACGGGCTTCGTAGATGCGTTTCTCTAACTCCATAATGCGGTTGATGGAGCTCTTAGATAATTCATAAACCTCATCAAGCGTGAAGGGATTTGCACCCTTCGGTTGGACCGAGCACCGAGATACGTCATGGATCGGGATTATACCAAGGAATGGATCTTCGACTTGGCATCCACATTTTGGACAGTCACTCATACGAATTCTTTGGAGACATTATCCCTGCCTCTTTAAGTTTCTCGATGATCTCCTCTTCCGTGGTGCCAGCCATGATGATGATTGTGGCGTTCTCAAGTAACGGATCGTTCTTAACCGGACCTATCGAAAGCGGTTTCTTCTCACGAATCTTCTTCAGGTTATCCGTATTTAACCCGACCAGAATGTAGTGATGACCGTTGATGACATTGCGACCGAAGATCATCGCCTAACCTTCCGCTTCGTCCGGCGCTCGCGATGTTCACTGCCGAGACGACCAGCGCCATGACGACGAAGCACAACGAACGTCGCTGCGTCCTTCAGGTACTGGTTCCAGCTTTTCAGTAGTGGATTGCAGTAAGGTTTCATTTCGTTCTCCAAATCCGCACGCCGTCTTTATCCGCTTTCGCCACGAAATCACGATCAGGATGCTTAGCTCTCGCCCACCACCTCAGGCTGCCAGCCGACTTGATTGACGTTTTCAGGTAGAACGACTGGCCAACATTGAGCGCCAGAATCGTTTCCTGGCGTCCGTCGCCCTTGCGACCTTTCCGCGTCTTAGGGTTCTCGTTTGGCGCAGGTGTCGGTACGGTATCGCTAATCTTGAGACTCATGTTGTACCTTAGTAAAATACAAATGTCTTGACGGCGCAAGCTTAATTAAATACAGTCGGCGCATGTCACAGGAACTCGTTCCCACAACCGGAATGGAACTGGAGGTGTCCGCCACCACTCCATTGGAAATGTCCCAAGCCCAAGACAGCCTGATCGCTTGGTGCGGTCAGAAGATCGAAGCGATGAAGCGAGAGGCGACTGAACTTGCCGAGAATCTCGCCATCGCGATCAAGAACAAGTGGAAGACCGATATTCTACGCCGCCATTCCGCCCTCGCTGCCAAGCGTGTGACGTTCTATGAGAAGATAAAGGCGGCTCTGGAGGCGGGTTACTGCATCGTGCCAAACTTTCCGATCACGCTCTTTGCAATCCGAACAGACAGAGAAAAGCCCCTTAAAAAAGTTTGGTATGGCACCTACCCAAGCGGCGGAAACTTCGCACAGGAACCGAATCTTCTTCCTGCTGGAGAAGGTGAATACAAAGACCCGACTCCATTTGTTCAAACCGCTTCAGAGGACATTAAGCTGGATTCTGGAAAGGTAAGTACTTCCTATCAAAAATGGGCTACAAGGTTCGATGACGAAATCACGTTCCCAATCCAGATGGCCAAACCGGCGATCATGGAAGCCACCAGCCGTGCGATGCAATTGAAGGTGTTCGATCAACTCGGCATCCTATTGCCTCAGGCTACCAAAGCCGACCCGCTGATCGTCGGCGAGATTCTTGATCCTCGGCCGGTCGGTTGGGGCAGACGAAAGCGAATCTGCTTCATCATTGCGTGGCATCTCAATGTGCGCGACCTGTGACCCGTGAAGAACTCCAAAGGCTGTTCCCAAACGCCAGTGAAGCCTTCCTGCTTCGTACCGCAACTGACTCTTGTGGTGTGGCACCCGCTCCCGTCGCTCAATCAAATCGTGACGATGAGCACATGGCAGAAGATGCGGGAGAAGTTGCTTACCAAGGCCGCTGTCTTGTCCGCATTACGAGTTACCGCCGTGTACTTTGTGACGAGCGAAACCTCTACGATAAACATTTCGTTGATGCTCTCAAAGAGGCTGGCGCGTTCGTTGATGACTCGCCGCAGTTCGTCAAAGTTGAAGTCAGCCAAGAGCAAGTTCAATTTGCCCACGAAGAGAGAACACTGATAGTTCTATCGCCATGCCAGTGAAGATACCAAAGCCAAAGACTCCGCAGCAGGTGGAAGAACTCGTGGATCTGTTACGATGGAAACAGGCATCGGTTCGCTGTCGATGTGGTAATTGTAAGATGATTAAGTCGATCTACCAGTGTGCCATAGACGCCCTTGAATGGTCGTTGGGCCACGCACCCAAAGAATACCGTCGAATCATACTGGGAATGAAGCGTGAACATTCACGCCAAACCAGACATCAACACGCGCACTCGGAATGAATCCCATCGTATTCATCCCACTCACTCAGGGTAAAGTCGCAGTCGTGGACTTCGACGATTTTGAGTTGGTTCGTGGATTCACTTGGCGTGTTAGTAATGTGGAGCGACGTTTTTACGTATCAAGGAGCATCTTCAAAAAGAATCTCAACGGTTCTCCAGTTGGGTCTTCTGTGAGAATGCACATTCATATTATGGGTGCATTGCGAATCGATCATCGAAATGGAAATGGCTTGGACAATCGAAGGTGTAATCTCAGAATTTTGACTCCAGGACAAAACGCCAGATCGTTCCATCATCGAAATGCAAAATATCTTAGCCGATTCAGGGGAGTATGTAGAACTACTAACAAGGAACGATGGCGAGTACAAATCCGTTTCAATTACAAACGAGAGCATCTTGGAGTTTACGATTCGGAAATAGAGGCTGCGCGAGCTTATGATGCTGCCGCCGTAAAATACGGCTTCTCGGAAGAAGCCTTGAATTTCCCACCACCAAGACCTGATGATTTTGAAGTGTTATGAGACTCAAATCACTCTATCAACATCCACCTGGGTCGTTCCGTTTTCTCCAGCCGGAAACGGGTCAAACACAAGAATTCGTTGGATCTTTCCATCATGTTTGCGAACAGCTTTTAATCTTGCGCCAAGCTAATCCATTTTTAGCAGATCGTCATGGATGGAGAGTTGATCAAGCCGGTATTGAACATGACGTAGAGCAATTTAATTGCGCCAGAATGGTTGCTGGAGGATGGCTCGACTTCATCGTAATGGAAGACGGACCACCAGCACCGCTCTACGTAATGCCTGAAAAAAAAACGAACCGGTTTCCAAATGTTGCGGCAGCCGTTAGGAATGTGTCCGCGGGTGTGGGCGTGCTTTTGGATTGGCTCGGGAACGGCGGGAAGGCCGTGGAGCAATCACTGGCGGACGGTCGGGCGGAGATTTGTTCGACATGTCCGAAGAACGGTCAGGGTGGCATCTTATCGTACTTCACCAAGCCGGCCGCCGACATCATTCGGACTCAGATGGAAATCCGCGGCGATCTTCAGTTGCGTACGCCACACGATGAACAATTGGGCGTATGCGAAGCTTGTATGTGCCCCCTGAAACTCAAGGTGCATGTCGAACTTGAGCACATTTTGAAACACACATCAGAAGAAACCAAAACCAAACTAGATCCTCGCTGCTGGATTCTCAAAGGAACCTGATGCCAACCGACTCCAAACCACCAGAGCGTCTTCTTGACTACGAAATCGTCTTCGAGGACGGCCAGTGGCTAATTTGGACTCCAGACACAACCGGTGGAGTGATAGGTTGCGGCAAGACCGAATTGGAAGCGAAGGCTGATGCAGTAAAAAACATGGAGTATCTCTGTGAAATCCTAATGGGAATTAGATCATGAGCGACCACAATCGAATCCACACTCCAGGAAAGCCGCCAGAGTCGGAACAACCCGTCAACATCCAAATGGCGCACGCTGACGGCACCGTTCAGATGGTATTCGAGCCGCCGATAGCTCGGATGAAACTCAGGCCGAGAGAGGCTCGCGCTCTTGCCGTGTCTATGCTGCTCCATGCTGATCAGGCGGAGTATCCGTCGCCAAAAATTGAGACATGACGGTAGTGCTGGCATTTTCGACTGGAGACGCCAATCAGGCGCTCTCACTCCTTGAGTTCATCGGTCAACTCGGTGGCTGTCAGGAATACAACTGCCTGCTCGTCGTAGATGCCGCGGTGGATTGGGCCAAGGCCGTTGATGCGCTCACACTGGCACATCGCGCATTCCGTGACGCCCGTTTCATCACCACAGCCGCACCTGTCACCGGCTGGCCGGCTGGAGCTAACGCGCTCTGGTTCGCTGCCGCAAAGCATTGCAAGGAGAAGGCTGTTGACTGGCTTTGGCTCGAACCAGACGCGATCCCAATCAAACGAGGTTGGCTGGTGGCCATCGACAAGATGCGCAAAGGTAGCCGTTACTTTGGGCACCTCTACACGTATCCCCAGCAGGCTACGAAAGTCATGTCAGGCATCGCAGTTTACCCACATGATGCCATCGACCTGATTGGACCCTGCATTGAGGAACAGCCAAACAAAGCGTGGGACGTGTCCAGCGCAGAAGTCGTGGTGCCGCTGGCTACTCACACCAAACTTATCCATCACTTTTATGGCGAACAGGACTTGGCTCCTACGTTCGTTGAAAGCAGGAACTCCGAAACTCGGCGAAACGCTTTTACCTTGGATCAACTTCCTCAAGAAGCCGTCATCTACCATCGGAACAAGGACGGCACGCTCATGGAGTTGTTGCGTACAAAGTTCAATATCACCGCCTCTGACAACTTCGTTGTGGTTTTGCCGTTCTGCATGATGGACGTGCTGCAACTCATCAAGAACCTCAAATGGATGAAGACGCTTGGGCAACCCAAGACGCACGACTGTTTGTTGTCCTTCGATGCCACCACTAACGGACAAGCGGTAAGGGAGTCGATACATCTGGCCAAAGAGGTGTTCTGTAATGTGCATCAGACCTCCTATCGAATACCAAACGGAACGTCCTTTCCTCAGACGTTCGCATGGCAGCACGCCGCCCGCGTGATGCAGAAGATGGATCGTTCGTGGTTATGGCTTGAAGCAGACGCGATCCCGCTCAAGAAACAGTGGCTCTCCGTTCTCCAGAACATTTACGACAACTGTCGTATGCCGTTTGCCGGACCAGTGGTTCAAGGGGCGGGCCATCTCAATGGCACTCCATCAATCTTCCCCGCGAACACGCCAGACCTTCTGCCGAGAACGATGAGCCATACGCAGAACGCCTTCGACGTAGAGTATAAGGACGAGATGATAGGTAAGGTGAAGGACATCGGACACATCGCCGTGTCCCGTTGGGGAATTAAGAACGGATTACTCAATGAACTCGAAGGCGAAGCTCCCAATTTCCCTCCAGGAAGCAACCATCTCATCAACCAAATCCCGAAAACCGCCGTGGTGTTCCATCGAGACAAAAGCGGGACACTCATCGACCGACTAACAACATGAGCGAACCATCTCTTCCACTGCCGTTAGGATTAGCGCAACGGAGCGCAAAATGCCGGCTCTGCGGAGAGTCGTTTGCGGGTGCTGGAATGCCTCAGGGTTGGGCGCATGAGTTTGGAGAAATGCTGTTTCCGGTCCATGTGATCCTAAATTACGGAGAAGAATGCGCTCACGCCAAATGCTTAAAGGAAAACCCATGCCCAATACCGACATCCTGATAGTAAGTTGCCAAAAGCACTTCAGTTGGCTCCGTTATGCCCTACTCTCCTGTGACCGATTCGCCAGAGGATTCAGGCAGGTTAAGGTTCTCGTGCCTGAAGAGGATCTTTCCGCCATGTCACCGCTGCTCACTGAACTTTACGATAAAAGAGGTATTCAAATACGGGTGCAGTTCTACGATGATTGGCCGGGGAAAGGATTCCTTCGACACGAACACGTCATCATGTGCTCCGACGAGTTCACGGACGCTGATTTTATCTATCACATGGATTCAGACGTACTATTTGTTGAGCCAACGACGCCCGAAGATTATTTCGTCGATGGTAAGCCAGTTCTGCTACACGCTACCTATCACTGGCTAGTCACTGAACAGCAGGCTAATCTTGGAATGTGGAAAGATGGGGTTGAAAAAGCCCTAGGTGGCACATCTGACCATGAATTCATGCGTCGCCCGCAGATCATCCATCCTCGTAAGACTTACGCGAAAGCCCGAGAGTGTATTGAGTCACATACCGGAAAAAGTTGTGCTGATTACATCAAGTCATGCGAGAATGAATTCCCTCAAACTTTTGGAGAGTTCAACACACTTGGAGAAGTAGCGTGGCGCCATTTCCGAAACGATTACGCTTGGAAGAATCAGGAATTAGGCGAATTCCCGAAGCCGCACAAAGTCGTTCAGTTCTGGAGTCACGCACCACCGGACCAACCGCAAAAGCCGTACTACAAAGACGCACCGTTTGAATGCACGCCTGAGAGCCTTTTGAAAATCCTATGACACCTTTCAGCCTGCTCATCGACAAGGTTCATCAAGGCGTCAATCCTTATACTGGGTTCCCGGCCGTCGAGTGGGGAGGGACTTGGTACAACGACGCTGGCGCACAACGCGAGATATTCGGCCAGTGCATCGGCAGGCTTAGTCCATCAATCATCATTGAAGTAGGCTCCTTCGTCGGTGAATCGGCGATACACATGGCGAAGCTCATCAAGGCGCAGAATCGGGATTGCGCGATCCTATGTGTGGATACGTGGTGCTTCGGATTCGATCATTTTCTTGGCGCCCGCGAGAAGATACGACCGCACTTCGGCAGGCCAGACCTTTACTACAAGTTTATGGCCAACGTGATCGCCAACGGTTGTCAGGACGTGATCGTGCCGTTCGCTATCGACAGCATCAACGGCGCTCGAATCATCAAGTGGTTGGGGCTTGTGCCGGGGCTTCTTTACATCGACGGCAGTCATGAAAAAGGGGACGTGATGCGAGATTACGAGGCTTACTGGGATTTGCTACCACCGGGCGGTGGAATGCTCGTCGATGACCTTACGAATTGGTTTCCTGGAGTTGTTGAGGACTGGACGATGTTCATTACGAACCGCCAACTGACACCCGTGCTGGTCGAAGGCGAGAAGGCGCTTGTGGTGAAGCCATGAACCCACTACCGACCTACCTTGAGAGCGCGTTGACGGCCATATTCGCCGATCACAATCTCATCAACATCCAGCAGCACGAATGGGAGATGCGGACGTTCCTGGCGATGGTGCTCGACGAGTTGAAACCGGAGCGCACCGTTGAACTTGGCACCTATAAGGGGTTCACAGGGGCGTTGCTATCGCTGGCCACATCGAAGCAGACGATCTCGGTGGACATCGACGACCATGGAACCGTAGAAGCTCGTCCGTATGGCCATCATCTTCAGTTCGTCGTATCCGACGCTACCACGCGAGAGACATCCAGCGCGGTTGTGACGTGTATAGGTGGGCCACCAATCGACCTGCTGTTCATCGACGACGGCCATTACTACGAAACGATCTGCAAGGAGTTCGAGCTTTGGCGACCGCACGTCAGGCCCGGCGGCTGGATCGTGTTTCACGACATCAATCCGCTGGCGAACATCGGCCCGCATGGCGTTCAGCCGCCGGAGATGCAGGTGACGCGGTTCTGGAATGAACTCAAGGGCAACAAACAGGAAATCATCGCCACTGAGGAACATAAGGCGTGGAAGGGGGAAATCCCCCACGGTGGAATCGGGATACTGAGAACATGAAGTGGCTTCGCCAATTCTTACGGCAACTGTTCTGTCGTCATCAGTGGCAAAGAATAGGCGGAGGGCGCTTCATCGTAACACGGCCCGATGGAACCAAGGAAGGTCGAGTTACTTTGGACTCTTACCGATGCTGTAAATGTGGCTACGAGACGCTCTATCCGTATAATCGAGTTCATTATGATCGAAACTGACCTAGGCTGTGAGATTAACGCAGTTCGCCACTGCACAAACGCCTGCGTCGTTTGCAACCACGCCAGCACAGTTCACACCGAGAAGTACTTCATGTCGCCGGAAGTGTTGAAGCGTGATCTCGACGTGATGAAGAACCATCTCCGCACGAAGCTTCTCTTCGTCCAGGGCGGTGAGCCGCTTCTTCACCCGAAAATCGTCGAACTGATGAGCCTCTGCTACGACAGCGGCATCGCCAAACAGTGCGGGGTGCTCACCAACGGAAAGCTGCTGCCGCGGATGAATAATGACTTTTGGGAGATGCTTGCGAGTCGCAAGATGGAACTACGCATGAGTTGCTACCCGGATCTAGATCCATCGATCGTACCGTTCGTCCAAGATAAAGCGCAACAGTTTGGGTTCTTCGTTCGTCCGCAGCAGATCAACACATTCAAGCCGCTGTTCCTTAAGAACGACGGTAGTACGTATTTCGGTTGCCCTTGGCGGAGATGCCTTACGATTCACGAAAATTATTTTTACCTTTGTCCATTGACCTGCTTTTTCCCGAAGCAATTTATGGGACTACCGGAGCACATTGACGGAATACCAATCGACGGCATGACTGATGAGAAGCTTCAGACATTTCTAAACCGAGAGACCCCTCTTGAAACTTGTAAAATCTGCGCGGGAGCGCGGGGCGCTGATATTCCCTGGAAGCAGAATAAGTCCAAATCAGAATGGTTATCTGAAGCTGGAATGACTCCTGAGCTTATTGCTTGATTGAAACTACCGTTAGGTTAATAATTATGCATGTCAAAAACCCAGCAGCAGTTGCCCTTGGATCTATCCGAACTAAAAAGAAAGCCCGCTCAAGTCGTCTCAATGGACGACTTGGTGGAAGGCCAAGGAAAAAAGGGAGCAAGGCCAGTGGGGTTTCTTGTTCGGTTCTTCCAAAGGTTCAAGAAAGGCCAAAATGATGAATGTTGGCCGTGGACGGGTTGCCGGGATGCAAGGGGTTATGGTAAAATCTCAATCGGCACCAAGGGTAAAAACAGGAAGCTTTGGCTGGCTCATCGCGTTGCCTACATCATTCATTTTGGTTCTCTTCCTGAAGATAGGGAAGTGTGTCATAAATGCGACAACCCACCCTGTGTTAACCCAAACCACTTCTTTCTTGGAACGCATCAAGATAATTTCGACGATGCTGCCAATAAAAACAGACTTCGTTTTGGAAGTTCCCATCACAATACCAAGCTGATTGCATCTGACGTGATTGAGATCCAAAAACGATACACATCCGGTGGTGTGACGCAGGCCGAATTAGCCTCTGAATACGGAATCAGTCAGCCGCACTGCTCGAAGATTATATCGGGTTCAAGGCGCTCAAAATTGTGAACATCTGGTTATTCTGCATCCTTAGAAATGAGGCAAAAATCCTCAATTACTTCCTTCGTCATTACGCGCCTTGGGTGACGAAGTTTGTATTTTACGATGATCTTAGCGACGACGGGACTCGCGAAATCATCCGCTCGTGTCACACCGCTGAGATTCGGGACTGGCCGGGCGGCAGCGGTATTCAGGATGACCAGTTCCTTCAGTTCGCCAACGAAAATTGGAAGGAAGCGCGTGGCAAAGCCGACTGGGTGATCTGGGTAGATGCTGATGAATTTCTCTATCACGACGACATCAAGGACGTTCTTCGGCGTTATCTACACGACGATATTGAGGTTCCACAGATTCAAGGCTACACGATGGTATCGAAGTCGTTCCCGAGGACCGAAGGTCAGATTTACGACGAGGTTCGCACGGGATTTCCTGACGGCATATGGGGTAAGCCCGCGATCTTCAGGAAGCACATGTGGTGGACGGTTGGCCGTCATGGGGTGGACTATGCGCAGTTCAATCCCAAGAGTTCAGTCCATCCTGAGATAAAACTCCTGCATTATCGCGCTCTTGGAGTGGATTACGTTCGCTGGCGTCATGCTCGTAACTGGGCACGGGTTCCTGAGCGTTGCAGGAAGTTGAACCTTGGAACTAACACGGCGCCGGACGCGGTTGGCCATCACACGGTTTCTTGGTTTGAAGAGGCGATAGCGAAAGATTGGCCAGAGGTGATATGAGTACACGAGAATTCTTAAAAGCACTTGGAGGTATTGTAGCTTGGCCAGCATCCTTGATTGCTAAGAGCCACACTGAACCAGAGGCAAGAGCCATTAAAATCGTTACCCATAAGCTTGATGGCAAACGTGTGTTTGAATGCCCATGGTGCAATAAAGAAGTCGTTCTTTGTCCAATGACGACTATGCAGCACATACTCTCCGCTCGTTTAACAAAAAAAGACTGTGCCGATATTGAAGCGTACACGCAGGAATCGCTAAAAAGAACCACGCTAGCATTTTCAAAACACCAATCAGAACGTGACGCATGGCACCATTATGAAACCCGTACTCGTCAGCACATGGGGACCGACACCTAAAAAATATCTGCTCGCCTTCTTCGATACGGCGAAGCGCCAAGGGCTGGAGCCTCAGAACTTCGACAACACCGACTGGCCCGGCGCCGACTGGACGACGATCCCGTGGTATCGCAAGAGCGAAGGGCAGGCGCGGTTCGTACGCGAGAACGCTGACAAATACACCCACTTCATCTTCACCGATTCCTACGACGTGGTGTTCGCGGCCGGCATGGACGAGATCATGGAGAAGTTCGAGCGGCTCAAGTCCCCCATCGTGTTCGCCTCCGAGTGCTACTGCTGGCCGAACCTTGAGCAAGCCGCGCTCTACCCGCCGTCGATTCATCGCTGCAAGTTCCTCAACGCCGGGATGTGGATCGCGACGACCGAAGCGGCACTACCGTTCACGGAGGAACTCGCGGCCATTGCTTCAAAGAGGGAGCAGGACGACCAACAGATCGTAGTCAACATGTTTTTGAGTAATCGGCATCCGATCAAATTGGATACGGCGTGTAGCCTGTGTTTTTGTTGCAACATGGATTCGTTGTCATATCTCGATTTGAGTGGGCCACGACCTAAAACCACTGACACCGGAGAGGAACCGGCACTTTTTCATGGAAATGGTGCTTCCCGACTTGAAGAAATTTGCTGGAAAATTGCTCCCTAATATGCACACTGGTTTCGGCATGGGTTGGTATGGTCAGGCAAGCCAAGTAATGGTTCGGTCAGGAGTGGTCGGGGTCGGTAGGCTTCGGTATGGAGGGCTTGGGTTTGCTAAGGTATGGGTAGGCCAAGGATGGCCTTTTCTCTCTTTATGAAAATCCTCGTCTTCGTTTTAACCCATAATAATGTCGATGTTTTGCCTTTTTTCTTGAGGCATTATCAACAGTTCGCCACCGAGATTTCCGCCTTTGACGATCACAGTACCGACGGCACTCGCCAGATGCTCAACGCGCATCCCAAGGTGCTCGTGCGCGAGTGGGATAAGGAATCTGGCATCAACGAAGACTTGTTCCTCGCGCACTGGCAGGAGTGGTATCCGAAAGCTCGTGGCCGGTTTGATTGGGTGATGATCCCGGACAGTGACGAGTTTCTCTATTCGCCGGACATGCTTGGCACCTTGAGTCTGGCGAAATCAGTCGGGATACAGGTGATCAAACCGATGGGTTACAATCTGCTGGGAGATGGGTTCCCCAAGGACGACGGGTACAGCCAGATTTACGAACTCCGTCCGATGGGAGTTGCGGCGCCGGTTTACTCGAAACCAGTCATTTTCCAGCCGCACATCAAGATCAACTGGAACCGAGGCAAACACGATCTTGAGAACTGTGATCCGGTGGTTGGCCGAGAGACAGGAATGAAGCTGCTACATGCCCGTTACTTTGGTGCGGACTACACGCGGTCCAAGAACGCGAAGAACTACGGCCGCTGCGGATTGCTCAGTGGCGACAAGGGGGCGGCGTGGAGTTGTTCGCCGGGCTATGATGGTGCCGACAAGGAGCACTCGCCGACGTGGGCTGAGGAAGCGACAAAGAAGGCGTTCAACGTGATGACGGTATGAGTGAATCATCCGGTTGTTCAAAGTGTGGTAAGCCACCCGATGGGATGCCTTGGTATCACCTGAGCCGTAACGATGATCACCACCACTTTTGCTCCCGTATCTGCCTAGTGGAGTTCATCGCTCCTGAAGTATCCAAAGCCATCGTCGTAAAGCAGTGGGTGCCTACGCCTGAAGAGGAAGCGAGGATGAGTCAATGAAGGCAGTATTTGAAACGAAACCAAGGTGGAAAAATGCGCCACCAATCTGTCTTGAAGCTAATCTTCCATCGTTTCCGACGAAGGAAGCTTATCAACACTGGCATGAATGCAATGGTCCAAGTTGCGCTGTAAAGCGCGTTTGGTTGTGTGATTTCTGTAAGCATTATCACGCCGATACGGTAGCGCCAAATCCAGCCGGGAACTCCAGTGGCACCGGAAGGAGCAGCAAATGAGAACCGTAGATTCATGGATCAGCTTCGAGGGTCGTTGTCTGTTGTGCGGACAAAAGCTTGGTGGATTACCAGGACCAGATACTCTGCATCTCCAAAGGCACATCCGCGAAGGCTACCTAAACGACGAGTTGGAGCAGATCAAACCTCACCCCGTCGGATTTCCTGGACCGCCGCTGGGTCAACAACCGCCATGTTCGAGCCGTACATCTCAGGGTTGACCGCCGTCTCGTCCTTCCGTGCGCTGGACGAATCAGCAGAAGTAGCCGCCAACCAGATACGCGCCAAACGATCATGGGACTTGGTGTTCGACCGAATCACGCTATTTGGTTATTACGACAAACGGCTCGCATCACCCACCACTTCGTTCATCAAATGCGACGACTTCCCCAGTATCGCGTCGATGACCTTCGCTGCCGCATGTCAACCGGTTCCAGTGTGCATCCTGAACGCCGACATCGTGGTGGCTCCGAACCTCAAGGCAATGGTGAACCAAGCATGGTCCAAGGGTGCCGTGGCGATGACGAGTCAGCGGTTGGAGTTCGACCCGAAGACCGAAGACTACTTCCGAGCCGTCGTGAGGGATTTGGGTGCCGACTTCTTCTGCGCTAAACCAGAAGTGTGGCGTCAGGTTTACAAAGCGATCCCACAGCAATTTCGTATAGGCCATCAGCGTTGGGATCAGTGGATGCTGAACTTCCTTTGGCACACCTATCGACGACGGTTCGTGGACATCACGACGCTGGGACCAATCTTCCATCCGAAGCACGAAGGGCGAAAGATGCCGCACCACATCGACATCTCGAATGTGAACTTTTATGATAAGATAGGCTTCCCGCCAGCGTTATGAAGTTCTCTCGAACATGGGCAATGCCAAACGGCGATACATTCAGCGTGCCTGAAATTAAGGGCTTCGTTGACTCGTATCTGATGAATTCCAAAGTCTCGATAGACCCGTTCGCCAGAAACAAACGACTGGCGACTTACACCAACGACCTGAATCCAGAAACCGCCGCCGAATGGCACATGGACGCCGAAGCTTTCTTGCTTATGATCGCAGCCAAAGGCGTTAAAGCTGACCTGATAATCTTCGACCCTCCTTACAGCCCACGCCAAATCAGCGAGTGCTACAAAAGCATCGGGATGGAAGTTGGGATGTTGGAGACGCAAAACGCACTGCTATACCAGCGTGTTCGGGACGCAATAGTTCCGGTCTGTAAAGAGGATGCAACCGTGCTTTCATTCGGTTGGAACTCTACTGGGATGGGTAAACGCTACGGATTCGAGCAGATCGAAATCATGCTCTGCTGTCATGGCAGCGCACATAATGACACCATCTGTCTGGCGGAACGAAGACTCCCACAACTGCAAGGGACGCTCGATATGACTTAGCGCCAGCGTTGACGTAGCCCAACCACAGGCATAGCCTCCGAAGTGGAATGAATTTTAGCTCACCTGCCCTAGAAGCCAAACGCCAACTCGCTCGCGAAAGAAGCGCAAGGTATAGAGCGAGGCATCCAGAGAGGTGCCGTGAAGCAACGAAGAAGTCTATAGCCAAGTATCCTAAGCCTCCGGGCTGGCGAAGGGATTACTACCAGAGGAATAAGTCCAAGTGGAAAACCGATCCTGTAAAAAACCGGGAGAGAGCAAGAAAATGGTATCTCAACAACCGGGTAAAAGCACTGAATCGAATCAGGGCCAGATACCAAATAAAGAAGGAAGAGATTTTAGCTCATAAGCGAAGTCATCCAGAGCAGGGACGAATGTATGCTGCAATACGTAGAGCGCGTACGCGAACAAGCCCTGAGAATGCTGCCTTGATAAAGGCATGGGCGGCTAGGATTTTTGAAAACGGAAGTCCACCATGTTACTACTGCCGTAAAAAACTTACTCCAGTAGAAGTTCGGTTCGATCATATCGTGGCGGTTTCAAAAGGTGGTTCTCATTCCTTGGACAATCTCTGTGTGTCCTGCCACGACTGCAATTCATCGAAGTACAACAAGCCTCTTCAGGAGTGGTGCCGTGATGGCCAGCAGGTTTTGAGTCTATGAAATTCAAAGACGCAGCTTCGGTGGAAAGTCTCGTGTGGCAGATGAAGCTAGCCGACTACACGAGGAGCTTAAATCGCGCTCGAATAAATTCGCTCTACAATGGCGCTCCCCCTTATGATGGAACCGAGGAGCGTGAGAACAACGTGGCCGTGAATGTGAATTATTTGGAGCCAACCAAGCTGGCTCACGAAGCGCGTTCGCAATACTCAAATGCCTTTCTCAAGCCCGGACAGTTCTTTACATGTAGGACCGACATGGGGCCAGTGCATAAGCGCCAAAAGTACGGCACCATCGTAAGTCGTGAAGTGAATCGGATTATGAAGCGTTCTCCGATCTACTTCGAGGGGATGCGGGCCAAGTTCGCTCAACTCGTGTTGCACGGCATCGGACCTTCGGCTTGGGAAACGCGGGAAAAATGGTGTCCCGATTCTGTTGGAATCGAAGACGTGATGGTTCCAAGCAATACGATGATCACAATGAAGAACTTGCCGTTCTTCGCCATTTTCCGATCCTATACCGCCGAGGAACTGTACCGACTCACACATGGTCCGAAGGTGGATAAGGCTTGGCAGATGGACAACGTGAATGCTGTTTTGAAGTGGGCTAACCAAGAAACAGCGAGGCTCTCAGGAACGACTTGGCCGCAAGTGTGGTCCCCAGAAAAGTGGGAGGAAAACATCAAGGAGAACTCCGGACTGTTTGCTTCTGACGCCGTGCCAACTATCGACACGTGGGACTTCTATTTCTGGTCCGATGTTAAAAAGGTAGCAGGTTGGAATCGCCGCATTGTTCTCGATTCGTTTGGACAACCAGGTATTGGAGGAGTGGTTCCGGACAAGAACATCATCGGTGGTAGGAGCCAATTCCTATACGATCCGGGCGACCGAAATTACGGTAGCAAGATTTCCGAAATCATCGCCTTCCAATTTTCAGACCTATCGGCTGTAGCCCCGTTTAGGTATCATTCCGTTCGTTCCCTTGGATTCCTGCTTTATGCAGTAGGACATTTGCAGAACCGGCTTCGCTGTAAGTTCAGTGAAGCCGTATTTGAGAATCTTTTGATGTATATGCGTGTGAAGTCTATGGACGACGCAGAACGCGCATTAAAGATCAATCTCATCAGCCGCGGAATTATCGACGAAACAGTGCAATTCCTGCCGGCGGCTGATCGGTGGCAAGTAAACGCTCAACTCGCCGAGCTTGGGCTTAACGAGAACCAGAAAATCATCAACCAGAATTCCTCCTCTTATGTTCAGAGCCAAGGCAAGACCAACCCGGATGTCGAAAAGACCGCGTTCCAAGTTCGGGCCGAACTTAACGCTACCACGGCGCTCATCTCGTCGGCTCTCCTTCAGGCGTATCAATACCAGACGTTCGAGTATCAGGAAATCTTCCGACGTTTCTGCATCAAGAACTCCCGCGATGTGGATGTACGGACGTTTCGTCTCAACTGTTTGAAGGCTGGAGTTCCGGAGAAGCTGCTGGTTCCAGAGGCGTGGGAACTTGAGCCTGAACGCGTCATGGGCAGTGGCAACAAGACGATGGAGATGGCCATTGCACAGCAACTCATGGAGTGGCGCCCGCTCTACGACCCACAGAGCCAACGGGAGATTCTACGAATCAGCACTTTGTCTGCGACCGACGATCCTGGACTCACCAAGAGCCTTGTGCCGGAAGAACCGGACAAGCTCACAGACTCGAAGCAGAAGGCGATGGTCGCAATGGGTTCGCTGATGCTTGGTCTGCCGGTGAAGTTCGGCGTGACCGACAACCGGGTGGAAGTGACCGAGGTATTACTGGCCGAGATGGCGATTATCGTCGGCCGCATCAACAAACGTGGTGGAGTGGCCAAGCCAGAAGAACTGGTTGGTTTGCAGACCGTAGGCCAGACCATCTCGGAACAGCTTCAGATCATTAGTCAGGACAAGGGCAACCAAGAGCGCGTGCGGAAGTACTCCGATGCACTTGGCCAGATCATGAATTTGGTGAAGGCATTTGCTCAACGACTGCAACAGCAGATGCAGGCGGCAGCGGCACAGAATGGTAATGGTGCCCCAGACGCAGCCGATATGGCCAAGGTCAAGGCCATCGAAATGCAGGCGGCGGTGAAGGCCAATAACTCCTCAGAATCTCACGCACAACGGACATCGCAGAGGCAAGTTCAGTGGGAAATGGAAGAGAAACGAAAACAGGAACAACATCAGCTTGAGATGGCCAATGAAGCACAATTAACGCAGGCCGAGATTGCCGCTCAGGATGTTAAGACGGCTGCGGAAATTCGTCGTGAACGGGCCAAGGGAAACGAACCGGAAACCACCACTGAAGAGTGACATATGGCAATCGTTGAACCAGTTCATTCGTCCAGCGCATACCCCTATTACTTTGATTGCTATAACTCCTGTTGTTACGGACCAACTCCACAAGAATTAGCTGAGATGGAACGGCGTAAGGAGCGCATCAAACAGTTGTGCCTACAGGCAATCGAATTCCTTATCGAATGGCATTCCAAAACCCTTCTGCCTTGGAGGATTTTGGGCAAGCGGTTCGACTTTAGGTCTTCGCCTCGTTGGTCATCCAAACGTTGGAAGTCAAAGACATGAACCTCACTCCAAAGAAGGATTTTCAGGAAAAGAAGCAGTTCGCCAATGCTCACAGCGATTTGGTGATGAGCACTCCTTTCCGGGAGGCACTCCATGCCGCCCTGCTCGATCAGGTGATGAATCTCACTGAGACCAACGATCCTGCTGTAGCAGCGGCACAATATCAGCGTATCATGGGAGCACGAGACTTCATCACCAAACTGCTCAATGTAGCCGAGATGCCAAAGACACCGCCCGCACCACCGCCAGCCAACCTCAACCACGGAATCAAGTAGCCTATGCCAGACGCCATTGCCCCACCAGCCGCACCCGCACCATCACCAAACTCCGCCGCGACACCAGCTGCACCTCCTACTAAGGCGGCACCTTCTCCAAGTAAACCGGCTGCTCCTCCAAGTAAGCCTGCAAACGCTGCGCCTACGCCCGCAGCAAAGGTCGTAAACCCATTCGATCAGGCGAATGCAGACATGGCGAAGTTCGCCGACCCGGACGAGGAAGAAACGAAGCCGCCTGTCGCACCCAAAGCGCCTCAAAAACCAGCCGCGAAGGCAGCGGCCAAGCCCGAAGAATCGGAAGAACCAGAAACCGAGTTGGAGGCAACTCCTGGAGAGGAAGAGAAACCCTCAGAAGAGAAGCCAGCCGAAGACAAACCCGTTGATGGCAAACCCGGTAAGACTTCTCCGTGGAAACTTGTCGAGTCCTACAAGAAGACCAATGCACAACTCCAGAAGGAGATTGCCGACTTGCGTTCGTCCATTAAGCCGGGCGAATTGCCCAAGGAGCATCAGGAGAAGTTTTCCGCCATTGAAGCTCGAAACAAGGAACTGGAAGACGAGATCCGGCACGTCAACTACTCCAAATCCAAGGAGTTTGCAGAGCAGTACCAGAAGCCCTATGAAGAGGCTTGGCTTAACGCTGTCGCCGATTTGAAGGAACTTACCATCACCAACGACGACGGATCGTCCCGAAACGCTACTGCTCAAGACCTGATTGCGCTGTCCAACATGCCGCTTGGTCAAGCCCGGGCCACCGCCAAGGCGTGGTTCGGAGATTCCGCTGATGATGTGATGGCTCATCGCCGCACCATCCGCGACTTGTCCGACAAACAGACAAAGGCGCTGGAGGATTCCAAGAAGTTCGGTAGCGAACGGGAACAGCAGCGCACCGCCGAGATGCAGGCCAAGCAGAAGGCGCGTTCTGAAGAGGCGGCAAAGGTGTGGTCACAGGTGAACGCCGAAGCTGTCGAGAAGTACGATTTCCTTCGACCGGTCGAAGGTGAGACGGATCGCAACGATAGGCTGGAAAAGGCCGTAAAGTTCGTGGACGAGACGCTTAAATCGAATATCAATGCGGCCAAAACTCAAGAGGAGCGTGACCAGATCATCAAAGCCCACTCAGCCTTAAGAAATCGGGCTATCGGATTCAGTGTGTTGAAACACGAGAATAAAGCTTTGAAAGCAGAATTGGATACGCTCAAGAAACAATTGGAGGAATTCCAAAGCTCAGAACCTAGTGGTGGAGAACCTAAGCACCAAGGAAATGGTGAGATTGAAGGTGGCGATGAAATGACTAACGCGATGTCGAGAATGAGTCGATACGTGACGTAAAAAAGATGCTCTGATCGAAACCAGAGCATCACCTTACCTAAGATTACCGTAGCGGGCCTCGCCGATCCGCGCCTGACCAATACTCACCGCGGAATAGCGCACATTATCCAGCCGCACCATGCCGCACCAGACCATACCGGACTCTTTCGAGTCCCGAACCCTACCCCACCAAACCGGAGCGATCCTAACCGGGCACTACACTGACAACGGCTGGCCTAAGCCCACCAAACCTTACCTTTCCTTACCGGAGCATTCCAGACCGCACCTGATCTGACACTGCCACGCCCTACCACATCTCACCGGCCTTTCGGCCCGAACCAAACCACAGACTGCCCCCTACACACCGAAGCCGAGGCTGCCGCGCCTTAGCGAGACAAACCCAAGCAAGCCGAACCATGCCTAAGACCGCCATTGCTCGCCATACCATAGAATTCCACGCCACTGACTAGCGCACCGCAATCAGTCCTCAAGGACTGAAAATTGGATGACGTTGAACCGACCGAAGCTTGGTCTAAAGTCGCCGAGTCCTATCAGTTTTCCAGCCGCCTGAATCGTCGAGTTGAGCAACGCTTGGTCGATATATTCTGGCAACTGAATTTGAAGGATGAACTTCGCTTTCCACCCTTCGCGCATACAAGGACGCGAGCGAGTGATCGCGCTGCGTTGAATTACGACGCGGCGCTTATCCAATAGATCCCAGTCTTTCACACCGAGACTGGCCAACGGCGTCAGGCTGATGACACCGGCCTTGAATAAATCCATTGCCGACTTCCTTGGGGAGCGGGGGTCTTGCTGGAACTTTGCAGCGCCTACTATTGCGCCCCGAAGATATTCTCCGGGAATCGCAAGTTCTCCTTTCTCTGTTCGGTAAACGTAGCTTTCTACGTCATCGGACTTCTTCTCGGCCGAACCCTTCTTTGCCTTTGATTTGCTTTCCACCGATTCACAGTTCCATCGGTGAAATAATATCGGGGCCGTGCCTTCGATCTGAACTTCACACCTATATGGCATTGTCAGTTCGATGCCGTGTTCTGCTCCGTTGCTTGGTGCTTCTCCACCGATTGCCCCGACAATTCGATTCTTTTCTTTGACCTTCATTTGACCTTTCCATGCCCAACCAGAGCGAACCCGACCACAGCTAAAATGGCCAAGGCGAACCCCGTTGGATAAAGCACTCGCTTCCGCCTGTTGGTACGGACTGGTTGAGAACCAGCCCCAGCCGGGGCGAGTGCAAATTAGTTTCGTGAGACTTATGCGGTACCAATCGCATTTCGATTTAAATTCAACCATTGACAGAAACCTTTTGCAAGCGTAAACCCCCGATCAGTCAGGTTTGCCTGACTTCGCCCGCCGATGGATTTCGGCAGCGGCCAGTCGCCCGCTTCATCAACCGGCCCGGCTTGCCAAGTGTGGCAGGAAGATAAGATCGCCGGCTTCTAAAACACACCCAGTCGAAGTGCGCTTGCAGCATGTCGCTGCGCTCATCGTTCGCTGGTAACGCGAATGTTTTGAAGCCTTATGGCCACAATTTCTTGCACAAAGTTTGCTCAATACTTGGTAGATCAACAACCTGTATACGACAAGCTCATCCTCTCCGACATCCGTCCCACTGACTCGTGGGTGCTCAACGTGGCCACCGGCACGTTCGATGCGTTCTCCGGGGTCGAACACACGCTGGATCGGTTCCGCCACGTCTTTCCGAATACGACCAAGCAATGGCTCCGCACCTCCTACGCATCCTGCGTGGGAACGCCGTGCGATAAGACCGAGCACTGCATCGGTTGGGGTGCGACTCGGATCACTTACTACCTGGAGGAACAAAGCTGGCAGACGCCGCTCTTGTGCTTTGACCAGGAGATGCACGTCGTCAAGGCTCAGGAACACTTCCGCCAGATCATCTCGGACATCCTTCGGCCGGCCACGACGGACATCATGTCCAACTTCCTTCGGAAGCGGGCGCTTCAGTTCGCCGACAAACGATTCATCGCCAATCGCACGATGACCGAGTTCACGTTCGTTTGGACCGTGGTTGGCGACGAGGAAATCTTCTTCGATACGTCGGCCAACCCGGCAACGGTGTTCAAGCTGGTTCCTCAGATGTTGCAGAGCCGCTTCGAGCCTCTGATGCGCCGCGGGTATGGCGGCAAAAACCCGTTCAAGGAAACGGCGCCGTTCATCGAGCTTGTGACCGACATCTCGACCGCGTGGGAACTCGACAAGCTGGGCGGGGCGACTGGTGTGGGTGGTGTTCCTTCTGTGACCGGCAACTGGCGCTTTACGCAGTGGGATTCGGCGAATGCCTACTGGCGCTACGGATTCAGCGGCCAGATCGGAAATTTCATGGTTCGCACCGACCCGATGGGTCTCCGGTTCAACTTCGTTCGGGATCTTGGTGCCGCGGCTGGCGTGAATCGTTACCGCTACCAGATCGTGTTGCCCTACGTGAATCAAGTCACGAGCGGGGCAGGTGGGGCACCTGGCCTTGGCTCAGTGGAAAACCCGGACTTCGACCGGGCACAGTTCCGCATCACCTACATCTGGCACAAGAAAGGTCTTGAGGCGCTCGTGATGGACGCCAATCCGGTGAATCCGGAGATGCCGTTCTCCAGCCGCAATTTCGGCGGCAAATGGCAGTTCGTGATGGACAACTTGGGGGCCGGTGAGAACGGCTGCGTGGTTGAGAACAAGCGGCGCAACAAGGGCCAGTTCATCGCGGACTTCAAGCTCGCGATCCGACCGCTCTACACGGAGTTCATCAACGTGTTCTTCCATCGCGGCGAACCGTTCTGCGTGCCGGAAATCAGCAATTGCAGTGCTGATCCTGGGTATCCGACTCAGGCTTACGGTAGCTGTAATCCGCTCTGTCCGTAATCGCTGTTGGTTGGCGGCATTGGCGGGGGCTTGCCTGCGGGTTGTCGGGCAAGCCCTTTCTTACCGAAAGGCTTTCTATGGCTTACGACATGATGGATGACGAATCAGCACCTTCTAGTGCCGAGGCTGACGAGCAAGACACCAAGAAGGATAGCAACGACGATAACAAGAGCGATGAGACTGAAGACCAGTTGGCGCTCGTGCCGAAGAGCTTCTTTAAGGATGAGATGAAGCCCGGAGATCGGGAGATGGTCGAAGTGATGGAGATTTACGACGACGAGGTGAGCATACGCTGCGTTTATGGCGACAAGGACGATAAGGGCGGCAAGGAAGAGAGGGAATCGTCGTACGAGGACAAGAGCGAATCGGAGCCCGAAGATTCGATGATGACGTAATATGGCCTGTGACCCAAACACTCTGATGGCGCAGGCGAAGTGCTACGATTGCATGTATCAGCCCGGCATGGCTGCCGCCGTTGAGATTGTGCTTCTGTGTGCCATTCGTGATGGCACAGCGATCTCTTGCGATCCGCAGGCGCTCATCGCTCAAGCCAATTGCATTATGCGCTGTATCCCGATTGGGATGCTACCGGCCGTTAAAATAGCCCTTCTTTGTCAGATTGCGGGTCTTTGAATTATGGCCTGCGACCCAGCCGTACTTATCGAACAGGCCAAGTGCATCAACGCCTGTATTCCTCCGGGGATGATGCCGGCAGTGAACGCTTCTCTGCTGTGTCAGATTTTAGATATGTCTTCGTTACCATCCGGGCTGATTCATTATTGGTCCTTAAACGAAGCTGCTGGTAGTGCAAGGGTGGATTCGATTGGAGGCGTTAATCTGTCTGAGAATGGAGGTACGATAGATAGCGTGCTAGGAAAAAACGCTAATGCAGTCCAGTTTACAAATAATAACAGTCTAATTTCAGCGGCACAGATAGAATGGAATTCCGATTTCTCACTGGCAGCTTGGGTTAAATTGGATGGTATTGGAGATTTCGTAATTGCAGATACTATTCTAAGTAACCCTCACTTTATTTGCACAAATGGTGCAACTGGAAGTATTCAAGCGATTGGTTCAGATAATTCAGCTACTCTCTTAACTACATCCATTTCAATAGGTGTATTTCATTTGTTAGTACTGACGTGTGGGTCAGTCACGCAGGCGCTTTACGTAGATGGATCGATTGTTGATACAAACGGAGATGTCGGAGGTCACTCAGCCAATGGACCTATTCAGATTAGGAGATTCAACTTCTCTGGAGCGATTGTTGATGCTGTAATGGTATTTAACAGAGTTCTTACACAACAGGATATAACCTCTCTTTGGAATAGTGGTGCTGGAAAATTTCCCATTTAACAAATGGACGGATGCAGTGAGTGGAGATAGTGTTCTCTAAGTAGGTTTACAAACTCGGTAATAAACATAATATGAAACACATCCTCTCACTCATCGCAGCTTTGGTCGTGATCTGCTGCGCTCGCGCCTCTGACTATCAGTGGCATTTCCTTAACTCGTCCAACCCGTCATCTACGGACGCCGGCTCTTCCGGTTCAATCACCGTGACTGTCGGTGACTTCGGCACCGGCTGGAATCAAACGCTGCCGTTCTCAAACCAGACTGGCTTCTGGGACACCGGCATGAGCGGCACACTTTCCGGGTCTATCTCGACCGAGAACACCAGTGCTACAATTGATGTTGTCGAGTGGTACGACGGTTGGATCTATGGCACTCCCGTCACGCTGTCGTTGTCTAGCGGATCGGTCACATCGGAGTCTTACACGACCGAATCATCCTTTTACAGCGGACCGTTCTTCGGCTACTGGGTGAGGCATTCGTTCGTGGTATCCGTACCAACCTCGTGGAGTTTCAGTATCAACGGCGCCATGTGGGGAAGCGTGGTTGACAGTGTTCGCATCCAGACTTACTAAGCTGGTACGAAGTTTCGATCTTCAATAGCAGGCGCCCTAGTAATCATTTTGGGCGCTTTTTTGTTTGGGGGTTGTAAATTGATAGGAAAAATCAGTCCTCAACGCAGAGCACAGACTGCGCACACCCAACATTTCGGAGACACTGCAACCGTAGTTACAACTGTGGTCAGTAACCAACTCATCGGCGCTTGGTTGTATCCTGCCTTTACGAACATGTCGTGGGATCTTGAATCAACGACGAACTTTACGACTTGGATCATCGAGCAAACCAACTGTGGGCCCGGAGACGTGTTTGTGAGAACGACCAACAAATTCAAATTCTTTCGGATGAAAGCGCATTGAATCTAAAAGGCGTTCGATCCTATCGTAACGATTATGGACCTGTACCAAGCAATCATCGCAGCGGGACTTCTCTCAACGGCCATACTTCAGATTCTTGCGCTACGACAAATCGCCGTAGTTCACCAAGTCATCAATTCACGGCTGGACAGGTGGCTTAAAATCGAGCGGGAACAGGGCAATGCGGCGGGTCGGGAAGAGGAACGCAAGGAAACACAGGAGAAAGGTAATGTGCCAATCAAACTAATCATCCTATCGTCGGCGTGCGCAGTCCTTACCGGCTGCTCATCCACCAACATCACCAAACTCGTCGGGGCACTTGCCAAAGACCCGGCTACGGTGGCGGTGAGTGTGCAGAGCGTTTACGGGACGGTTTACATCCTTCGCACGGGAAACACAAATCAGCAGATCATACTGGGACCGATCTCAGTGAAGTGATGTTGCTTTGTAGGTGGTGTTAGTGGTAGTCTTTCGCATCCAGAAGACCACCTTCATCTACGCTCTGAGCGACCCACGCAACGGTGAAATCCGATATGTCGGAAAGGCAGACAAGCCTTCCACTCGGCGCCAGATTCATCTTCAGCACGCTCATAAATCTCAGACTCACAAGAACGCTTGGATACTTGAATTGAGGAAATATAATTTGGAGCCGGTCCTTGAAGTGTTGGACGAAGTTCCATCTGACTGCTGGCAGGATTTTGAGCGAAGCTACATTTCGGTGTTTCGAGCGATTGGAGTTCGTCTTACCAATGGACTTGATGGCGGAGAAGGATTCAGTGGAGGGGACAGGCATCCACGCCCTCAGTTGGGTAAGAAGCTGGATCGTGAAATTGTGAACCGACAGGCTCAGGCCCGCGTAGGACTTAAAAGGAGCTTGGAGACTCGTAGGAAGATAGCAGCGGCTTTGACAGGTAACAACAACGGTCGATTCCGAAACGTCAGACGCCGTAGTTCAGGCGGTGGTTCGACTCCACTCTTGCCATTCGATCCTTAAATCTCTGTCTCCATCCATCGTCCTGCGTGATCGCTCCTTTCGCCACAAGCATAGTGATTAAAAATCCGTGCCTCCTTGCGCCTTCGATTCCACAAACAACTGCGTCCACCAAATCCGGAGAGCGACCGCTTTTCAATTTCATTTTTTCTTTCGGCTCTACTTGCATCTTATTAGCGCCAACGAATCCCCACTCCCTCATTCCTCCCTCGTTGATCACTTCTTCGGTCATTCCCCTGAACTGACCAGACTGAACAGTCATTGCCATCGCAAACCAAAGCTCTGAAACGAAGTTGAAGTAGCGTTCTCGGCAAGTCACACGAACATCGGAACTCACTACTCGCTCTGTTGGTTTGCCACCAAACTCAACGAGTCCCACATGGGGACTCCATAGCCTGGCAAATGCTCCGACGAGAGATCCTCTGCCGGTAGAGTCGAAGAAGAAGTTTTGAGGAGGAATGCCGATATGTTCGCACTGTGACTTTACGAATAGGGCAATTTGATCTTCTGGCAATTCGGACTCAAGCGCACTGACAGGAACTAACATAGTCTCCATTAGCGCAATGATTTGCTTGTCGTTTGGGTCTGGCCCGAATTTCAACCACCCGAACACGGCCCTGTCGCCTCCGATGGCTCCGTAGGCCGGATCGCAGAAGCCTATCTTTGTCTGTTTGTCGTTTTTCCAAATGGCTTCGTCCATCGCTCCAAATTTGAGACAGGTCTGCCTCGTAATTACCCTCCTCAACCCCTGACCTCTGGGCATTATGCCAAGGTTCATCATCGTATAGGACAACGATGCCTCACCGTAGAAGGCTGCATCATCTGCCATCGCCTTGCGCGTGATTAGGAATGGGTAGGGAATAGGATCGCCTTCTGGTGCATCATGGTTTGGAGAATCGTCTCCACGCAGTTGCAGGCAAATGCCATCTTTGAATCGTGTGGGCCACGTCTTTGTCTTTGGAGTTTGATCGATACCACCATCCCAGCCACCCAGTTCAGCAGAAGGTTCACACACTACCCCAAGTGCATCGGTTGTCTCCTTTGGATTGCCCAAAGCTATCCCTTGGAAGTCTGGATTCTTTTTAAGGTTGCTGAACGCATCTACAAACACTCGCGGGCAAAGATGAGCTTCGTCGCAGAGCAGCCTGACTCTCTTGTTCTTAATACCGATCATGGAACCCAAGCCTTGGTACGCACCTCCTTTTTTAAGTGGGATTCCGCACAGGCCGTTCCTAAAATCACGGCCATCTGCATTCTCAAACCTGCTGTCCGTGATGATCCGTTGTCGCGATTCGATTAGATTTCCGGGGATTAGCTCAGGGAATCTGTCCTTTGCCATGCGGTGATATTTCTTAATTTCGCCCCACACGCGAAGTTCCAACATTTCACGTTCTGTTGAAGACACTAGAACTGTTGTGCAATCGCTCCACACGTAGAAGTCAGCCAGAATGTAGAGTGCAGCATCGTGAGATTTACCAGAACTAGCCGGCCCTATTACTCCGATGATTTTGTTCTCCAGATACGTCATCAACGCCAGTTCGCTCCATTTGTGCCAGACGTGCTCTGGCCACAGTAGGCTGATGAACGCTTTGAAGTGGAAGAACAGTCCGTTGCCGTGGCCTCTGTAGGTTCCTCCCTGACGGATCATCTGCATCTCAATTGCCGCGTCCACCATGAGCGGCTCCCAAAGCAGACCGTACTTTTGTTGCTTTGGTAGGTTACGTCGTCCGGCCATGTTAGCTATTTGAAAAGTGCTGCACTGGTCAACCACGCGCTACCCATCCGGAATTCACCCTCCAGTGTTACTGTAGGAGCTATCCGGCCTAAGCCTTGTCCGTTGCGTGCAGCATGTTGACTTTGTGCCTTCTAACGCGCAGCGTCCAGCGTAATGGCTTCTGGTGGTAATGGCGTCCGAATGGTCGATGGCCAAATTTCCTTCGAGGGCGGCATCGACAGCGGACGTGTGCCGACGATGAATTCGCCGGGGTTCACTACCGGACTTAAGCCGAATCAATTAAGTTGGCTCACCAACGGAACGGTGCGTGGGGGAGGAGTGAACCAGAGGACGGGTTGGAAGCCACTGGTGCAAAACGTCCCTTGGGCTGGCATTTTTCAGGCGGCTTACATGTATGAGCCGCCATTCGCCAATCCGTATCTCGTAGTCATGATCGGTGGTCGTATCTACCGGATAAGGGTGGACACTGACAATTCGGTCGAAGACCTCTCAGCGGCATTCGGAAATCTTACGATGCCGCCAAATGAGCCGCTAGGGTTCATGGCTCAAGGGGAGGAGTTTTTAGTAATTCAATCGGGCGACCTTATCACGCTGCCGTTATTCTGGGATGGTGTGACTCTTCGTCGCAGCCTTGGGTTTCGTGGGATCGGAGCGGAGCAAGCCACTCCTGATACTACGTTTACGATCACTATCCGTAACGATAACGATCCTCGGGTTGGAACAGTGATCCCGGCCGGAAGCTTATTCACCACTGGCCAAGGAAACTTCACTCTCAGGGTTCCGTTCACAATACCGGCCATTGCCTCGTCGGCCGTGGCGGATATTACTGAAGCCTACGCGGGAACCCCGCCTGTCGTGGTGAATGTGTTCGTTCCTGGACCTTTCCAATTCGACCCTAATTTCGGTTCTCACACATACCAATGGACTATCACGGCAAAGTCGGCGAGCGGTTCAACCACAGGCATTGCCTCAGAACTACCAGCAGCCGGGCCGATGGACTATTACATGGGGAGGATGTGGTACGCCTTCGGGCGCCAGTACTGCGCAGGGGACATCGTTGGTAGCAAGGCGTCCGGAACGTTCGCCTACAACTACCGAGACTCCATTCTCAAGACTACAGAGAACCCTGTGTCACTGGCTGGAGATGCTTTCATTGTTCCTACCAACGCCGGAAACATCCGGGCGCTCAAGCATAGCGCCAATCTTGATAGCGCACTTGGAGAGGGACAACTCTACGTTTTCACTCGAAAGAACATTTACGCCACGACCGTTCCGCCTCGACGCGCCGATTGGTCAGCGTTGAGCGAACCGTTACAGCGAGTGGCTCAAAGGGATTTCGGTTCGGTAGGAGATCGCTGCGTCGTTCCGGTCAATGGCGACCTGTTTTATCAGGCTATGGATGGCGTCCGTTCATTGGCCGTAGCCGTTCGTAACTTTGGAGACTGGGGAAATGTTCCAATCAGCAAGCCGGAGCAGAGAGTCCTTAGGTTTAACAACCGCGCCTTGATGCGCTTTGTCAGTGGCATCAATTTCGACAATCGCATGTGGCAGACTGTTGGTCCGTTTCAGACGGACAAAGGAGTAGCCCACCAGGGAATCATCGTAATGGACTTTGATCCTCTTGGATCGATGGTTGAACGGCTTCCCCCAGTGTGGGAGGGAATGTATGAGGGGCTTGATGTTCTACAACTCACTGAAGCTGATTTCGGTGGTTTACAGCGGGCCTTTGCCACGGTCGTCAGCCGGTTAACGGGAAACATCGACATCTGGGAGATGACGACTCAGGACCGTTGGGATAGTCAGGTGGACAACGACGGCGACCGGGTGACGTGGTATCTGGAGACGCCCGCCTACACTTGGGGCGATCCGTTCATGCTCAAGAAGCTCGACGGTCTTGAACTGTGGTTCGACAAGATGCTTGGAACCGTCCAGTTCATGGTCGAGTACAAGGTTGATCAGAATCCCTGCTGGATACCGTGGCACGCATGGAAGCAATGTGTCGCCAAAGATTGTAATGAAGACCCTGAAGCAGTGACGTGTCCTGCGTATCCGGTGCAACCATACTGCGAAGGGTTCAAGGCCACCGTTTCCCTGCCAACGCCTCCGAATCAGTGCGAGCCGAATAATGCACGCCCCACAACGGAGGGGTATCAATTCCAGATTCGACTGACGATCAAAGGCTGGTGTCGGTTGCGGGGTTTGCGCATCTACGCTCTGCCGAAGGTAAAGGCTCCGTACCAAAATCTTGTCTGTTCGGCCGCCAACTTCTTCGAGCCAGCGGCGACACTGAATCCGGCTCCACCACCACCGCCCGCTCCACCTTCGCCGACACCGACGCCGACGCCAGAACCTCCGGTGCCCCCCGAACCCCCCGAACCACCTGAGCCGCCGCCTGAAACGATAACGTGGACACCCGACACGGCCGTTGCCAGTTGGTTCGACTCGGGATTTAATAACTTCACTGGCGATCTCGCGACCTTTCTGGCGACGGTGGACCTCAACGACATGGTTCAGTTCGATCTTCCAGGAGCAGGGATAACGGCCATTACGGGATTGGACCTGATGGTGACGTGTGCCAACATGAACCTAAGCGGAAATGCCTTAGCCAGTCTACCGGCCCTACCGGCATCGCTTACACAACTCAATGCTTCTTCCAATCAGCTTCCGACTGTCACGACTCTACCCGCGCTGCTAACGACCATTTCGCTTGATAATAACGTATTGACCTCGCTGCCGGTAATTCCCGCACCGGTCACGATTTTGACTATCTCCAACAACTCGTTCAGTGCGGCAACGGTGAATACGATCTGTGGCCAACTGGTTGCCAATGGACAAAACAACGGAGTCCTCGATCTGACCGGCTTGGACGAGTCACTTTCCGCAGCGAACATTGCCATACTCGAAGGGCGTGGGTGGGTGGTGATCGTATGAACATACCCTGCAATCTGGTTTTGAAGCAGTGCCTCCCGTGCAATGATGATCCGATTCGGAACATCACGGCCGAAGCTCCAGACGTGAACGTGTTCATCGGCTTCCGGGATTTCAAATGGAACCCGCCGTTGGGGGTAACTTATTTTCAACTGGCGTGCAAAGCCATCTGCTTCTCTGAGGTGTCGCAACAGGATGCCGATCTTTGCGCCCTTCGTAGCGCCCAAGCGTGCGATTGGAACGGAGCAAGCGATCCAATAGTTCCACCGGTTCCGCCGGGTGGCACTGGTGGTAAAGGTGGTGGAACGAGTTTGCCGCCAACGAATCCAAGAAACCCAATCCGAAGGTATGGCAATACGGTCCAGACATGCGATGCGCTGTGTCCGGACGGATCGTCGTTCACGGCTACGGTGCCTGCTGGAACGATCACCGAATTAAGTCAGGCACTAGCGGACGCGAAGGCGAAGAGTCTGGCCTGCAAAATGGCTCACGCCGATCTCTTCTGCATTTCTGGGACAACGCCCGCAGCTTGTGTTGGAGACAGCTATTTCGCCTTTGTCACGACAAACGGAGGCGATGACTTGCTCTGGTCGATTGACGGTAATCTTCCGCCGGGCATTTCCTTTGATTTCTTCGATGCCGCATTCACGGGCACACCGACAGTTCCAGGCTCCTACACCTTCGTCGTCGAGGTGACTGACTCCCGAGGTAGGTCGCAGGCGAAGGTATTGACGATATGCGTCATGGAGATCGTCACGGCTGCGACGCTTCCAGATGCAACGGAAGGAATGATCTATTCCCAGCCAATTGTTCAACAGCCGGCGACCGTTGCGTCTGAAGTGTGGACACTGGTTAGCGGAAGTTTTCCGCCGGGAATACTCCTTTCAACAAGTGGCTCCTTGACTGGGACTCCTACCGCAATTGGGACTTCAGTGTTTACGCTCCGGGTGGATGCAATATGCGATGGCTTACCGGTGAGTTGCCAAAAAACGTTCAGCTTGGAGGTGGTCAGCGGCATCGACTGCTTGGGTCAAGCCCAAGCGGTGCAAGATTTGGTCTGGACCAATACTGGTGGACAGCCATTTACCATATCGGGAGGCGATGGATCGGCTGTCGGAACGCCGGGCGGCATAGGTGCCAACGCCCAAAGTACGCTTTGCAATCCGACGCCAGACGCCTATGACCTCACATTCACATTCGATTGGACCGCGGGAACCGATGGTGCCTCGAATTCACAAGCAGTCGCTACGTTGAATGGGGTGGATCATTCAAGTCCGGTGCAAGTCGGCAACGGCACTTTCCAGTTCGTTGTGGTTCTCTCGATTCCTTCTGGGCCAAACAACATTCTCGAAGTTAGTTTCAATCAGAATGGATTTTTCAATCTAACCTTCAACGGCACCGTAACTATTCGACCGCTGACACCTCCTCCGTAATATGCAACTGTTGAGACTCAAAGACGTTCGCCAATCCAGAATCCCGGAAACCATCGGGACTTGTGCCTCTGACAACGGTAAGCTTTTGGAGGTTGTCAATGAAGCGCAGCAACGGTTGGTCTTTGCCGGTGGAGAAACCGGTTGGTGGGGTTCGTGGGCCAAGGTTGTTTTCAACGTGACTGGGACAACCGATCCTTTCATCACTTTGCCAAGAAGCATCGCCAGACTTATCAACATGGATATTTGCCGTAATCCGATAAGAATCCAGAACGAGTTTTACGAGTTTCTTGAAGCCGGCACTGGATTACAGCCGAATTGCGCTTGTAACAGCCTTGAGACGTACGATCGTGGCATGTTCCCCACTTTCTCCGACCTCATTCCACCGAACAAACGGCTACGCTTCTACATCACTGATGCAGCCGATATAGGGCGCAGGGTGCTGGTCCAAGGCAAGGACCAGAACGGGACTACCATCTATAGCCTAGACGGGATTGATGAGGTAACTGGAATCTACCTTAACTTCACCCAGCCGTTTGTGGACACGCCGTTCGACATCACGCTACTTACCGGGTTGCAGAAGGATGTTACCGTAGGCCAAGTGAGGGTGTTTGAGGTGGACACTGTGACCGGAGTATCGCGCCTGATTCTCACAATGGAACCCAGTGAAGAGGTTGCTGGGTATCGCCGATACTTCATCAACGGACTTCCAAACAACTGCTGCGGCTCTACCGCTCCGGCATTGCCTACGACGCAGGTAACGGCGATGGCGAAGCTGGCGCTTATACCAGTGGCGGTTGACCCAGACTACTTCGTCATTCAGAATCTCACTGCCCTCAAGGAGGAGTGTCAGGCGGTGCGCTTCGGTGAGATGGACGATTCCGGTTCCATAGCACAAGCCGCGATCCGGCATAGGAAGGCGATCAACCTGCTCAATGGCGAGCTACGGCACCACCTAGGTACCGAACGTCCGGCAATATCGTTTTCCCCTTTTGGTACAGCCAAACTCTCTCATCAACGCATCGGAAGTTTGATGTAATCCAAGGCATTTTATGGCAACGATAAGAAGCATGAGCAGCGGCGGTGCTGGTGGCTTGAGTGGTGCATCTCCACGAGGTTACAACTCGGCTAGCGGCGGCATCCCGGGAGTAACCTCCCCGATTGATGCCATCACCGGAAACTTAGGCGGATTGAGCGGCATCATAAACTCGATCACAGGATCGCAATCGGGGGCGTTGCGTGGTCAGTATCCTGACCAGTATTTCTCCACGCTTGGAACGCTCCTTGGCAACACGGCGCGTCGGGCGGCTGGTGACATCTCGGACCTACTGCCTGAACTTCAGCAAACGGCCGCTGAGAGAGCAGTGTATGGAGGATTGAGCGGCAGCGAAGCGGAGAACACCAAGTTGTTGCGTGATCTTGGCCTTACTCGTTATGGGGTTGAGAACGAGGCAATCAATGCACTCGGTAAACTCCAAGGCGAGATACCGACGGTTCATCCATTCGATCCTAGCGGGATGATAGCCGCACAGATAGCGGCTCAGGAAAGGGCCGACATGTACGCCGCTGCTCCAGTTCCAGAGGATGCATATCAAAGGGCTCTGGCGGCTGCTGGAGGTGGAGGCGGGCGCAATACTCCCGGCCTGACCTACAACTTAGGCGGAGGTGGCTCTACTCGGCCGGTTGATACCGTGATGAGAGGTTACGCACCGTCGATTCCTCAGTGGGGAACCAATCCGTACGCGTCACTAGTAGATACATACGCTCCTTGGGGAACTTTCCAGAATGCTATAAGTGGCTACACAGGCGACAGTCGGGAAGGGCCAAGCAGCGTATCCGATTGGACACAGTGGTTTGACCAACCAGCTACGGGTCAGGATTTTGGTGGCAGTCTGGATTTTGGAGGTGGCGAGAGTTGGGCCGGGCTTAACACCGACCTCTTCGGAGCGCCGGGAACCGACATGACCGGTTCCTATGACTATTTGCCTTCGGATTATGAGCTTGCCGGGGGCGACTTCTACGAGGATTACTGATTTTATGGCTGTCCAAATTCCTCCGTGGCTTCAAATAGACCCGATAGCTCCTGCCCGCCTACGCATTCAGGCAAACGCGCAACGGAACGCGGAGGCGGCGAACATTAGAGCGGCTCAGGCCCATGCCCAAGACCTTCAGTTCCGTCGCGAGCAATTGGCGGCACAGCAAGGTATGGCGGCGGAGAGGGAGGCAGCGGATGAACGTGCGGCACTTCGACGCGATCAGGTTCTTCGTCAGACGCATGATCAGGAACTCGCTCAAGCTGCGCAGCAGATTCAACTTCGCAGGGAAGCTCAGGCTCAGAAGTCCGCGCAGTTCCAGCAGACATTGAGACTGAAGCAAGAGGCGGCCGAGCGGGAAGCCAAGAACGCTGCACAACAGATGCAGGGAATGAAAGCCGTCCAAGCTGGATTACAGAAAGGCGAACCGCTGCAAAAGCTGATCGCTGAGAATGCACCGCTACTCTTTGCCAAATACCCGGAGCGGATACCTACGGCCGTTCCGAGAGGAGTCATTGGCCCACAAGATTTCGTCGCCCGCCAACTCAGGGATGAACAAGGCAATCCGATGGGGATCAGCGTAATTCCTGGAGCGCATGGATCGATCAAGACGCTGCCACGTACAACGATGACTCCGGAAGGTATGTTGAGGGCCGATCAACTCAGGCTTGGGGTAATCAGCCGACAGATGGAGGAAGAATCCGATCCAGCCAAGTTGGAAAAACTAACTCAAGCCAGAGATGCCATTATGAATCGGCTTGAGCAACTCACTTCTGGGCGCGGAGCCGTAGCGTCTCCTGCTGGAGTTGGTGTCCTGACCCCGGCGGCGGCTCCAGCGCCTTTATCCGATATGGTGCGCGTAAAAGCTCCTAGTGGCGACATCGGTATGCTTCCAAGAGCGAAGTGGGAAGCCGCCACGGAAGCCGAAAAGAAAGGGTGGGAGGAAATCACTACACAGGCGACCGAACCAGACTTCACAGAAGAACAGGATGCAGATAACGAGGAAGAGTAATGCCTTTAATCGACGATTTCATTACTGACGAAGAGGAATCGCCAGACACGACTCCTGGTGTTGCGCAGGCTCCGCGGCCAATCATTGCACCGCCGTCGGTAGATCTGTCGCCTCAACAACAGTCTTTGGACTTTCCTGGTTACGTACGTCAGCCAGTCGCAGCGCCTCAGTTCTGGCAGGATGAATACCGTGGTGGACCATCTGCTTCAGAACTCAGCCGGGCCACATCCATGAGTCCATACGGGCTGTACGTGACGCCAAAAGGACAGTTGGAACCACGCATTGCATTCGATCCAAGCAAAGGGCTTGCGCCACTTTCCAAGTTGGCGCTGACTCCGGAAGAAGCTGAGGCTGGAATGGAATGGGTGGCCAGTCACGCACCAACACTTATTCCAGGTCCAGCCCTAACGCCTGAAGAACGAACGCAGCTTCGACGTGGCGAGATTGTACCAAGCACTGAGGCAAAGACTTTATCCGGTGTTACGCAGGGCGCTTATCGAACAGCCGAATCTCTCACCTCACCGATGAATCTTGGATTGATGGTTGGGACTGCTGGATTGTCTGAGATCCCGGTGGCTGCTCGTGCTCTCTCTGGCGCTTTTGCGGCAGACATGGCCAGACAAGTTCCCGAGATGGCTCGAAACTTGGGTGAGGCTGTTGAGAGCAAAGACCCGGAAGCAATTGCCAGAGCGGCCACGGAGCTGGCGGCAACTGGCGCCTTCACAACAATGGCTGGAAAACATGCTGTTGGGCCACGAGTCGTATTACCCGAAACAATGCGTGAATTAGCCAAAGAACCATCAACAACAGGAGCACCAAATGCCATACGAGAGCGAAGCACAGAGGCGCCTAATGGAAGGCTGCCGGAACAACCCATCGAAAATGCACAATTGCCCGCCGAAAAAGGTGTTGGAGAAGTTCCACCGGGAGGAGTACCACCCAGAGACACAACGGGCGCACCACGAACAGAAGAAACGCGGCCATCCGAAATACCTCTGAAGCCAGAGGAAGTGACCATCAAAGCCCGTACGCCTGCCGGTGAAGAAATCGGACTGAAGATGGAGGCAGGTGAGGCACAGAGACGTTTAACACAGCGCAAGACCGTCCTTGAGGCGTTGCGAGATTGCTTGGGTTGAACATGATCATCGACGACAAAGAAATTGCCAAGTTGCGTAAGGACGGAATCCAAGTGCTTACGGCCGACGGTAAGCCACTCGTTCAAAAGAAGCCCGGTAAGTCAGAACTCGATCATCTCAAAGATATCTCGCAAGCGTTGAATTTGATCGTTTCCAAGCCGGAGCCCAAAGCCGGTGATCCTCCCAAGGTGACGGTGAACTCTCCTGTGACGGTGAATACGCCTGACCCCATCCGAAAATGGAAGTTCACCATCTCCCGCGACGGAGAAGGGCGAATGAAGGAAATCATTGCCACCGCAGCCACCTAATCCCATAAGGAACTATGTCCTCAAAGAAAGACGGAGTTCAGATCAAGGATAACGTGCGGATTGTCCTGCGCGGACCGGACGGTCGAGTGAAGCACGAGAGCACCCATAATCTCGTCACCACGGCCGGCAAGAATGCTTTTGCCGATCAACTTCTAAATGCTCCAAGCCTTGGCAAACCGACCCACATGGCCATCGGAACCGGTACACCTGCCGCCACGCTACTGGGGGCTGAAATTGCCAGAGTTGCATTCACTTCAAAGACGAGATCTGGAGCAGTAGTTACGATAGTTGGTGATTACCCGGCCGGAATAGGAACTGGGGCCATAACAGAGGAGGGACTCTTTGATGTCGTAACTCCTAATTCTGTGAACATGCATTGTTCGTCGTCATTCGCGGTCGTGAACAAGTTAGCCGGGGACACACTTTCGATCTCACATACAATCACATTCGCATGATTGATGTTGATAATCTTTGTGAGTTCTATATGATTAATACATGTCCATTGGAATCAATACAAAGCAGTGCCAGAACTGCGGTCGCACGTATCACAAGAATCCCAAAGAGGACCGAAGCCAGTGGACTGCGAGGCAATCATGTAGTCGCTCCTGCGCTGGTGAACTGCGCAGAGGGAAAACCAAAGAGCGCAGGCCAGTCAAGATTTGCAAGTCGTGTGGTAAACAGTTCAGATCAGCCAACAAAAAGTATTGTTCAACTGACTGCTTTCTTAAGGAGAGGAAAAGAAAGCCTAGAAACTGTTTGGTCTGTGGCATGTCATTTCATCCAACTACAGAAGCAAGAAAGTACTGCTCTACTAAGTGCGCTCGCATTGCCCCTAGACCTAAGGGCCAACTTAATCCGTGCTGGAAAGGGAGAAGCGTTACGCAAGGAGGTTACGTGTTATTAAGGCTTAACGATGATAGCCAGTTTGCTTCTATGCGTACCCAAGTAGGATATGTATTAGAGCATCGTCTGGTAATGGCTAAGTCGCTCAAAAGGGTTTTGTCAAAAAGAGAAGAAGTTCACCACCTAAATGGAAAGAGACACGACAACAGGATTGAGAATCTTCAACTTCGCGTCTGGAAGCACGGTGCGGGCGCCAGTTTTCAATGCTGCGATTGCGGTTCCATGAACGTAAAACCAATACCAATTTGACCTATGGCTGACGGACTATTCTACCTCGACACTCGCGAGCCGCACCAAGTTTTAGACATCGCTGCTGTAACAATGGCAGCCACCGCAAAGGCCCTCTACCCGGCGGCTGCGTTTCCTGTGCTGGGAGGCCAGTACTTTAATCGGCCCGGCAAAGCGATAAGGATTTCGTTGTGGCAGAAGATGGTTCTGGCCGGCACGCCGGGCAATTTCTCATACAACCTTCATTGGGGAACCGGAGCCGACGCCAATGGGACATTGATCTGCGTAGCCGGTACTCCCGTTGCCTTGACCGCCAGCGTGACTAAATGTGGGTACGCTGAATTCACCATACGTTGTGTCACCACCGGCACTGCTGGAACCTTACAAGCGACGGGTTGGGCTGTCTGGGATCCAGCAATCATCGCAACTACACTAAACCCAATACTGATTCCAACAGCCGGTGCCGCGGCTTCGGCCGCTCTGGATTTAACAGCAGCGAACATCGTATCAGTTCAGGTGCTCCAATCAGGCACGGCTGGAACCATCCAAGTGCAACAACTGAACGTCATCGCATTGAACTAATGTGTTCGTTAATCGCTCACCCAGAGGTGGACCGATTATCTGGCCGTTAAGGGCCAAGCTTCGACAGTTAGTTTTCCTTCAGCAACGTCCGCGATCCACGGGCGGCTTGCCTGTTCCGCTAAAGCCCATTATCCCGTGGGATAGACCGCGGATAGCCCAAGAACCGGACGTTGTTCATCCGCTGATCATCAATGCCACGGATGCCAATACCGCATGGACTGTAAATCTGTCGGACACGATCACCCTTTCCGACGCTGAGAATGCTGCGGTTGGGAAGACGCTGAGTGACACGGTTACTCTCACAGACGCCAACGCCAAGAGCGCAGGCAAGGTTCAATCTGACACAATCACACTGTCGGATTCATCGTCCAAATCTTCTGGAATCTTTTCCCTTTCGGACACGATCACCTTGTCCGATGATCAGTCCAAGGCGGACGGCAAAGCCATCGACGACACGATCACGCTGTCGGACTTCATTACCGTAACTCCAAGCGGAGGGGTCAACTACACGGTAAACCTGTCCGATACGATCACTCTGTCGGATGCGGCATCAGTGGTTGTCCCTCCACAGCCGGCATTTCCTCCAGTGTTTTTGAGTGGTGGGGGCACTGAGATTGGCCATCCAAGAATGAAGGCGCTGAAGCCTGAGCTAAAGCGAAAGTGTCCGGATTACGAAATTGAAGAGTTGGAGATCGTGGCGATTCTGACATGTTGGCTTGGAAAGAACTGACCTATGGCAAATTTCATCGACTGTTGGGCGAAGGTGTCCGCGAAGGGCTACAAACACAAGGACGGCTCTGAGGTGATTAACGGCCATGACCGGGCGGCGATCCTTGAGCGCATCAACGAGCATGTGAAAGCTGGGTTATCTCCAGCAGAGGCAGCCAAGGCAGCTATAGAATCCCACATCTCCGAAGCTGACGGGCAACTGAACTCAGTTTACGAACAGGCACCGGGATTGAAGCCAAAGGAGGCACCTGCCGAAGCTCCACCGACTGGAGAACCCAAGGTTTTGCTAACCCCAACTGTCCGTATCGGGGAACAATCATTCAAAGGAAAAGCTCATCCGTTAGCCATTGGTGAAGCATCCAAAAAGCTTCCAGCTAACGCTCCTGTAGAAGAACTTTTTAAACCCGAAAGTCAGGGATTCACAGCTACAGACCCAACTACTGGAAAGGAGCGGTTCATTAGTCGCAAGGAAGCTGCTGACATTTTCGAGAAGCAGACTGGGAAGAAGCCAGCCACTCCAGACAAATTGACCAGCGAGGATTTAAGGGATGCCGGGATGCTTGGTCACTTGGAAGAGAAACCACCGCTTGAATTTTGGGGCTACGACCCAATGACCGGTGCTCCTAAATGGAAGGTGCCGAGTCAACAGTCAGGTCGGTTTACTCAAATCACCGCCGAAGACGCAGCCAAGAAAGGATTGTCCGTTGAGCAGAATATCCCAACGAAAGAACAATGGGATGCCAAAGCTCCTGAACGAGCCGCAGCGATGGCTGACTTGAAGGCAAAAGCTACTGAGATGTTTGCGAAGGCCAAGGCGAGTTCCGAGATCACACTGAAAAACAGACCGGTTACTGAAGCGGAAAAGACCGGTGAAATGTACGGAGAATCCAAATGGACTCATGTCGAGGACGTAACCGATGCTCAAGGTAATCCGATTGGTAAGATTCGAGGAAATGCCACGCCGGGCTTGTTCCAAGTAAAGGGAGCAAACATTAACAAGAGTGAACGTGGCAAGGGTGTCTATCAAAACGTAATCCGAAAACTGGCTGAGAAATACGGCGCTGTTCAATCGGATACGGACATGCAACCAGCAGCAGAGGCGGCTTGGAAAAAAGTGGGAGCAGAACAGCAGCCTGATGGCAGCTATAAGCTTTCATCGACCAAGAAAATCGAACAACCTACTCACGTTCTCGAAGAACCTTCCAAACCTTCTGATAATATAACGGCCATAGAGCCAGAAGATTTCACCAAACTCGTAAAAAAAGATGTAAATGCCTTCACGCCAAAAACGCCCGAAGAACTCGCCGATTTTGTAGTTAAAAGCATTGTAGAGAGCACTCCAAAGAAAGGAGAAACTCCCGGAAAACTATTGCTCATGGAGTTCGGGATTCCGAAGTCAGACGTGATGCCATTGAGTGAAGCAGAAGTGCTTTCAGAACTTCGTAGCATCGCTGCAAATCCCGAAGGCTGGAAAATAACTCCCGGCACGTACAAGGCCAACCAATTGGAATACTTGCTGAAGCAAGCCCCGAAAGGCATCGCCGCTTCCGTCAGGGAACCCGGTGGATTGACTGGACAATCTGAAGCCGGAGCCATCTCGATTGCTCCGCTTCAAAACCTTGTCCGCAGTGCCGCACCTCCAGTCAAAGCGGCCGTTGAAGCCGTGAAGGAAATCGCCCAAGGTGCCAAGGAAACCGGTAAGGAAGCTCTCACGGCACCGAGGATGACCGATTACCGCCGCAGTGTGCTCAACTGGAGTGCCAAGTTGCAGAAGTCGTTCGGTGAAGCAGCCGCCGCTCAGAAAGACGTTCAGTCCCGTGTTCCAAGTGAAGTGCGCCGGGAGGGAATCACAAATTGGATTCAGGCTGATGGCGATGCAGCCGTGCTGCGACAACGCGCCGCGGCCACAGCCGATCCGAAACTCAAAGCTGGCTATGAAGCGGCCTTGGCGCTTACTCCAGAGGAAATAGCCGTGGCCAATGAGGTGAAGCAGAAGTACGACGCTCTCGGCCAGCGTGGTCAGGGAGCCGATGTCCTGAAAAGCTTCAAAGACAATTACGTCACTCAAATTTGGGATCTTGGTAAGACGAAGAGTCCGACTGGCGGCGGGACTCGAACGCTCAAGGAACGGTTCAAGTTTTCAAAGGCGAGCACATTCCCGACGTTCTTCGACGGTGAGCAGGCTGGCTACACCCCAAAGACCAAGGACATCTCAAAGCTGCTGCCTGTTTACATGCATGAGATGAACTCAGTCATTGCCGCCAGACAACTGGTAGAGCAGATGAGCAAGGGTAAGGCGTCTGACGGTCGTCCACTTGTTGCGCCACGGGGAGTAGGTATGCCAGTGGAAGCCGGAGAGGGCAACGTCACGCTCGTCATGCCCAAAGCCGTTAAGGGCGACACAGGGGACTACAAGGTGTTGGCGAATCAGCCGGCGCTTCAGGGCTGGCGTTGGGCGTCGAAGGATTCAGTTGGCAACCCGGTGTTTCTTAAGAGCGACCTTGCACTGCATCCAGAAGCCTACAATCGGCTTAAGAATGTCCTTGGGAAATCTGCTATTCGGGAGTGGTACTCGACGCCCACGACTAAGCTTGCGGAGATTCCGAAAGCCATTGTTCGCGGAATCGACGCTGCCAATTCAGAAACGAAACGAACGATGTTGGGACTTTTAGCTGTATTCCATCAGGTTCAAGAAGGTTTTCATGGCCTTGGTCATCGAGTGAGTCCGTTTGGGAACATTCCAAAAGTTGATTTGGTTGGTGACGTTGCCCAGATGGATGCAGCTAAACATGGACTGATGCTGTTACCAGATCGGGCCAGTGAAGCACAGTTCATGGAAGGTTTCAGAACCAGTGGACTCATAAGTAGGATTCCTGGCATTGGTCCATTAGCTGACATGTACTCCAATTACCTTTTTAAACAGTACATTCCGGGGATGAAGTTCAAGACTTACGAAGCGATTCTCAGCAGAAACCAAAAAGTTTACGCTGACGATTTGAGTAGCGGCAGGATGAAACCCGAAGACGTAAAGGTGTTGTCTGCTGAACAAGCGAATGCGGCTTATGGCCATTTGAATTACGCGGACCTATACCGTAGTCCTACGCTGCAACACATCTTGCAACTTGGATTGTTGGCTCCTGATTTCTTAGAGGCTCGTGGTCGGTTCGCACTGCAAGCTGCCAAAGGTGCAACGGGAGCCAAAGTTGGTCGGGAGCAAGTTATCGCCTTGGCTACGCTGGCTCTTACCCAAGCTACCGCAGCGTTTGTTACAGCGAAACTTTCAGGTGGAGAATGGGACAAGGAACATCCGTTCGAGTTTCACGTTGGCAATCGCAAGTACACAATTCGTTCAGTGCCAGAGGACATATCTAGTTTGATTTCAAATACTCGAAGCTTTTTTCATAGCCGCTTAAGTCCGATTATCGGCAAGGGGGCATTTCAGTATGCCACTGGCGTTGATTACGCAGGCCGAAAAGTGACTCCCGGCCAGACGACCAAGGAACTATCTACCCAATGGATTCCATTGACGATGCGCAGTCTTCCAGGGGTGCGAACATTGAGCGGACAAGATAGGCCGGGATCGATTAAGGCATGGGAACAGTTGGCCGGAGCGGTTGGTCTGAAGATCTCCCGATACAATCCACGCACGAAGCTCAACGAACTGCACGCCGATTGGCTGAAGAACAATCCTGACCCAAAGATAAAGGCTGACTATGAACAATCTCAAACTGCGACGTATCCTGTCAGCAAGTACAAGGCTTTGGATGCGGCTCTGGCGGATCGAGATGAAGATGGCGCGATTAAAGCCATCTCCGATCTCAAAGCGGAAGGCCAAAAGAACAAAGACATCCTGAGACGGATGCGGCCGTTCGTCGGAGAGGGAATCAACTCGCGAACGAAACCGTTGTTCCACGAGTCGCACAAGATCGAAACGGCATTCCGCAACAGTCTCAAGCCGGCGGAGCGGGAGGAGTACAAGAAGGCGATTGAGGAACGGAAGGCGACGTATCAGGAGTTCCTGAAGGTGTGGCGGAAGAGGGGCACGGCGCCGACGACTGCTCCGAAGACTGGGCTGATGATTGATTTTGTACCGGATGCTGGGCAGTAGCTCATTCCTTCCCCTCTTTCAGGACAGCGATGGCGTGGGAGAGGGCTTGTTCAGTCTCGAACCAATACTGAGTGAATAAGTCACCTTGTTCCTGTGAGGTCTGAGCCGTAATTGGAACATCGGCTTGGAAATAGTTTATCCAGTTCTTCAACGCACTCGTAAGCTCGGAGATGAGTTGGTCACGCTCGGCAACTTCAACCTTGTTACGCTCGAATAAAGATTGGTAAGCCACATCGGAAACTCGAATCTGTTCACGCAACATTCGAGGGTCTTCTTCTTTCCACTTCTTCACTTCCTCCAACTCCTTCTCCGTCGCGGTGAGTTTGGATTGGAGTTGGTCACGCTCATCACCAATGGTTACAACTAACTCACGATGCGCCTGAACATTATCCGCCTCTTTGGCAAGTAAGGCTTTCAACCTCGTGTTTTCGGCGGTGAGTTCGGCGACATTAGCTTCAGCAGCGACCGCCCTTGCTACTTGTGATTCACACGACTTTGCGATGTCTGCGACGCGCTCTTTCCAAGTAACACGATTCATTAGCTCCATGTCATTTGGACAAACTTCAAACACCGAATCGGTATTGGCTGAAATGGTTCCATCTTGAGTATGAGGCTTGTTTTGAAACAGCGTGAATCCGCATTTAGGACAGCACCAAACGCCGGGGCAAAAGTTCTCCTCCTTCAACCTCACAATCTCGCGCTCTAGGGAGCGGGCGTCATTCGCATCACTCCACTCTCCTTGTGCGTTATGAAAAGCAGTTGCATCCGTCCTCGGCGTCGGAATGTCGGTGGGGTTCATACGCGCTTGCTCCATGAAATTACCGCCTGCTCTGCTGAATCAAAGTATCCGGTTTTCATCATTACTGGACACCTTTCCCATTCACACTGAATCCAGAAACGAGATGGTATCCCTAATCCCAATAAGTTGAATATATCGTCCACCCAAGTAATGTTGGTCTGTTTCAACATCGCTGGCGAGCCACAGAAAGGACATGGAGAAAGAGAAGGAATGTCGGTGGGGTCGCTCATAAATCTTCTTGTTGTAATTCCTGCCACGTTGTTTTGTTTTCAAGCAGGACATAAATGCGTCTCCAAAGTTGGTTGTCTTTCTCGTCAATGATTTCCTCAATCTTATTCCCGAGCGGAAGTCGCCAATAGAAGACTTGTCTTAGACAGTGCTCCAACTCCCTAACTCTCTCCTCAAGCTTTGCGATTACTTGGTCCTTCTCAATGACAATGCCCGCCATGAAGTCTGTTCCGATTTGATGGCGTAAAGTCTTGTTCTCCTCCTCAAGCTTTGCGGTGGCCTGATTGATGTAGCACTGGCAAATCTCTTCCACTTCTGCGACTGGCATGAATGGCTTAATCCAACGATCAACCTTGGTGTTAATGTTCTCTGCCAAGAACCGCGCCTCATCGCTGATGGTGAGTGGGGTGGGTGGGGTCATGGAGTGTAAATAGTTGAACTACCATCATGGAAAATGAACATGATTCCTGAATAGGAATAGTGAGTTTCGTCAAACCAGTCTCTTGCAATTTCGATATGGTTCCTGTGCTCTCTGTTTTCAAAGCCTTTGGCCAACAATTCGCATATTGGAAAACCGTCTTCCGCTCCTCTTAAACCAAAGATATTCATTCTCCCTCCCCTTCCACCACTTTTCGGGCGTGGCTTACATTCCACGCATCTGTTTCATGTTGCTTCATCGTTTCGATAGAAGTGTTGCCACCACCAACATCGTATTTGTGTGCGTCTGACATTCCTTGTTCGTAGCCATCGTTGTAGCCTTCTCTGTAAGCAGGCTCATAACTATCCACCGGAACTAGACGGCACCAAAGTTGTCCATCAGGTTGAGGGACATGGAAAAGTTTATTTTGAACGGTGCAAAACACTTGCCCATCCTTCACATCTATAACTGATACAGAAGGCAGGTCGTCTTGTCTTCTTTTCCACGCGTAGAAACCCGGCACAGTTGGAGGAGTTGGGGAGAAGGTCATGGTTCAGATGGGTTCTCTATCTTTTCGGTGAAGCGGAAACTGGAACTTCAATACCGTGACCTTTGAAACCAGCCTTCCATTTTCCTGGTGCTCTTAGCCCGCGTCTGGCGAGGAACGCCTTGTAACCAGTCGCCACTGATCGTTCCAGCGATAATGAACCGTGGGTTCGTTTCTTGGATTTCATTTTGGTCCTTGTTCTGATTGTTTACTGACTAGCTTATCAATGGCCCGATCCGCGTCCTGTTCCGCCAGTCGTATCATCCAAGGCTCAGGTTCAGCGCTGCCGCACAGTATCCCGAGCCGCTCATCCCGATGATACTCCCATTCCTCGATCAACTGGCTCAAAGTCCAACCGTTACACGACAATCGGTTCATACCTGCATCCCCAAGAGCTTTTTCAACTCGTCTCTTCTGGCTTTCAGCTTGTACCAGCGGGCCTTATCGTCCTCCGCCCAGCTTTGGTGTTCCGAGTAAGAGGCGCGAATTGATCGCATCTTGGACATCACCTCATCTAGTTCCTTTTGATGTAAGATGGCCAGTGTAGTGGGACTTACAGCAGCAACACCACGTCTCTCTTCCCACCTGAGTTTCCACCCAGCCATTGCACTTCGCCACTGTTTCATCTTGTTCTTCCCTACTCGCCAACCGTTACTTGCGTAGTAGCAGAAGAACTTCTCGGCTTCTCTCTCAGGCAGTCCGATTTTTGCCGCCTGCAATTTCAATTCATCAGCAGTTGGTGCTACAAATCTCATACTGTTGTACTTCAGGAACCTTTGTTCCTTTGGTGAAAGCGACAGCTTTCCCTGTCCGGGTCTGCCTTTGTTCCTTCGGAGCCAAGCGCATAGCGTTTACTCCCTCCGCGCATCACCCTTCATGGCTGTCAGGTAGCTTGCAGCCTGTTTACGGGGCGCGGTCTGCTACTCCAGCCTCTTTCGAGGATTGTCCGGGTTGTCGCTGTCGAAGACAGAGCCCGCTGATGCAGAACCGATCAAAGAAAAGACCGCCGGTTGAAAAATCCATGACAGGAAGGAAGTGGACCCACTCTTTCGAGTGCCGGCGGTCAAAGTCGAAGTTACTGAGCCGTCGTAATCCTGTCGATGCGCTTTTCAAGGCGCTTTGCAGTGACAACGGTTTTTTGCTCCTTTCAAGCGGAGGTTGCAAGGAAAACTTCTGCGACTTATTCACAAGTTATTCACAAGGTAGGGAATGTTCCACAAGGAACATTTAAAGGAATCACTGGGCCAGAGGACTAGGAGGCACCCGTGAGGAACAGGGTTTGAAGAACCTACTGACCCAGTGAAAGTTATTTGAACACACTCCAGAGTATCCACCAAGCGATGACTGGCCACGCCAATAACGCCGCAGCGAGCAGTGTCCCAAGCGTAATGACCAGAAGCCATGATCCGATGGAGTCCTCATCATCAAATTGAAGCCGCCCTGTCCCGGAGCGCGAGTGAGTGGGCACGCGAAGGCGGTTAGGGAGTCGCCTTCGTTTCCGAAACAGGGACGGCAAAATCATGTGGTTTTCTCTTCGGTTGGTTCGATAGTTTGCTGATAGGACCATTGGATTAGATCCATAACGGTGCTCTTACTTGGCAACGATTCCGTATGGCCGATCCAGTCGGCCAAAAGCTCATCGAACGCTTTGTGCAACTCAATGTGTCGCTGTTTGTGTTCTTCGGCCTTCATGGTTGTCTCACTTGCACACGGTAGAACATTTGCCCTTGGCGCGTCACGTCCACGACTTGGAAGCCCCGTCCCATCGGTGTCGTGATCGTCAGGAACGGAGTCCACGCCTCCAGGTTCGCCGACCTCTCCACGACCACTGTCCGCATGTAGTCCGCCGGACCGGAGTGGACAACGGTATGGTTCTGTTCGTCGAAACGAAGCGGGACTGCCTCTGGCGGGCAAGGGACGCCGTTATAGGAAAAGTGCTGTGCGCCGTCGCCATGACCACTGAGAGTCAATCCATGATCGGCCAAGTCCGCGAGGAACTGATTCCAGGTTAAGCACCTTTCCCCATCATGGTCCTGAGTGACGGCGAGCCTCGAAGTCAGTGTCCCGTCAAAGTTCACTATGCCTCTCAACGTAGCGATGAACTCTTCGCCCGGCTGGACGCTTGGAAGAATCT